CTTGTAGTAAAAACCCAAACGGGCCAGCTGGTCCAGCAGGAGCAGGTGCTCCAGCTTGAGTACCTGCTTGTGCACCCTGCACTGTAAATGCACCTGTTGTCGGCGAACCTATACCACCTGTTGCAGCAGGAGCGACAGAGCCAACACCAGATGGTGCGCCTGTGCCCATTGGAGAAACACCAGTTGTAGCCCCAGATGTCTCCCACGGCTTAATTGTTACGCCGGGAGTTACGCTAAGAAGATTTTGTTCTCCTTGTAATATTACTCCGGCTTGTTGTTCCATCATCGCTGCTTGCGATAACAGTGTTTGTTTCTCAATTTGATTACGAGTTGTTGCAGCCTTAATCCTTAGCTGAGATGCATTTACCTTTAAATCGGAAGCCTTACCTGCTGCAGCATTCCAACCCTGTTGAGCAGCAACATTCGGTGCTCCTAATCCTTGCTGCCTTGTAAGCGCATCTAAAGGTGCATTTAAATCTTCTTTCTTACGTGCGCGTTCAGCTTCCTGTTGTGATAGTTTGAATTGGCCTTCTTGTAAACCAAATGATCTATCAGCGTCTGCCTGTTGCATCTTTTGCTGTAAGAATTGTTCTCGCTGTTGGTTTTGCTGAGCGGATCCTTGCTGCAATGAACTAAGAAAACCTAGTAATGCAGATGCGCCTTGTTGATTTGTTTTTAAAGCCATTGTTACACCTTAACCGTAATAACCACTAGGGAATAAATTGCCTTGGGATCTATTAGCTCGTTGATTAAACTCAGCTTGCCGTAATCCAAAATCGCGATCAGCGTTACGCTGGTTAATGTATTGACCGCCGAGAGCGCCAAACTGGCTAGCCATCTGGTTGCGCTGGTTCTGTGTGGCAGCATCCATTTCCATCTGCTGTTGAGCCTCACCCATGTACTGGTTGTACATATTGTTAGACATATTGGAAGCAGTACCTAATGCCGTGTTTGCTCCACCTTGATATGTATTGAAGCCAGTTCCTGCTAACCCAAGTGCCTGTTGCCGTCGTGAATCTGCACCCATTGCATAATTAACTGCACCTTGAGACATAGCTTGTGCAATAGGATTGTTGTAGAAATTATCTTGCATCATGTTGCCGGTCATGCCACCGCCAAGATTTAAAGAATTTCCCATTGAATTGTATTTAGCTTGCGACTGTGCTGCTTGTCCGGTTATCGATCCCATTTGCGCACCAGCTTGCTGCAGCATTGCGTTGGTTGCATTTGGGTTATTCAAACGTTCCATCTCATTCTCTAATCCGCGACTATACATATTAGAGAACTTATTTGCCTTAGCTTGTTGCTGTTGACCTAATGCATACTGTTGATTTTGAATGTTTTGGTTAAACATCCTCTGTTGAGATAACTGGTCTTGATACGGATTCCTCTGCTTCCCAAACAGTGAGCCAGCACCTTGACCTAATAACGTACTTCCTAACCCTATTGCATATGCTGGTATCGGCATTGTATTTCTCCTATTGTAAAACGTACCAGATTCCTGATCCCGTAGAATCTATCTGTGAAACCAGAGTTACAGTTTCATATTGAGCAATAGGCCACGCTTTTGCTGCTGCCTTGCCCAACGTATCACCACTTTGTGCTATAGCACTAACCTGATTCGCAGTCGCATCTGTCTTGATTATATGTATAAATTGCCCGTTAGCATAATAAGCTCGTGGCAATGTGATAACTATTGCTGCTGTAGATGCATTAGCACTAACAATTAACTGTCCTGTATCTATTGTAGCAGTACTAGTTATTGTTATTGGAGTGAAGTTTGCAGGAGGATATGGCGGAGCTAATGCACCACGAGCCTGTACGTTTTGTGTTTGTATTGTACGACTCTTACCGGGACCAATAACAGCCCCTGCAACTGGTGAAGGCGAATCAGGGCTAGTTAAGCCACCTATTATTGGCATTATCCTCTCCTCACAGAACTTTCAGTAGAGTTTACAGAGAGTGCATGAATCTCAATGCGCGATGTAGCCCCAGTTCCATACACTTCCATTTCTAGCCAAGTGCCTCTTATTTCATTTGGGATTTGTCTAAAGCCAATAGCCTTATCTTGGTTAGCTTGCGTAGTATACGTGCCAGTTTGTGAAACAAGTTTATTGTTAGTTAACTTCCACGTAAATTGAATAGCAGACGGAGTGTAGTAATGCACGTTAAGTTGGTGTGGTCTATTCGTACCATAGTAAGCAACTCCCTCTGCATACGTCTGACCGTATCTACGTGTAGTAATTTTCCAATCAATACCTTGAGTTGCACCAGCAAATGTTGGTCTATCGCTAAACCCTTCAAGCCTATAGATCTGGCCATTTGATGCACCTACATACATATCGGATACATCATTGATTGACGTGCAAGATACAGCACTACTAACGTTAACTTGCACTGACGAGAACACAGGCAGTTTCCACTTAACCCATCCAGTAGTTCGCGTGTCGTATATATAGATCACACTATTTGAATTTGCAGTAGACGCACCCGCTATAGGAGCAAATGCATATAGTCGTCGTTCATGCGGTAATAGAACAATATCTGCATAGGCCGCTGCACCAATGTAGTTAACAGATCCTGTTGGCCCAAAATCCATAGAACGAGGATTTAACACACCTTCTAGTGGAAGACTCATCGGTTCAATTTTTGTACCGTTCATCATGCTGATGCCAGAGCTAGATACATGTAATGCTTGCCCAACTAAACTAGCAATGCCTTTACTGGCCAGTAAACCAGCCCCCGGCTCACGTACAAACTGTTGAGCTACAAACGATGTTGGGTCAAAGCCCATGATTGGAACAATACTGTTTTCTCGATAAGCAATTAAAACAGCAGAGGTGTCACCACCAGCTGCGACAACATTATCTGGTGAGTAAGACAGCAAGTTGACAATTTTCTCATTGTCATCCTGTGACCCAATAGTCATAAACGCGCCCTTGATTGCCATAAATGGATCTTGGACATTAGGAATATTAGTTGTATATACGCCGTATTCGTTATCTTTATTTAAAGGCCATGTTGCATAGAGGCCATTGTCTTTAGATGTGAATAGACGTTGCTTGTGATTTGCTATTGTTGACAAGCCAACTGGCAGCTGATCTCTACCAGAATGATAAAACATACCCGGCCTACCTGTGTTTGTAGGAAACAATATGTCTGTGTCACGCACGTCGTCATAGATTGTGTATGAGCCAGTATTTGTAGACCATGACACATCAAACGTTACGCCATCGCTGTTCACAAGTGTGTTTGTAGTGTAATCAAACACCTTGGCGTTTTGACCAGTGTATGAAGAACCAGTACCTAAGTTAGTTGGAATCATTGCTATAAGGCGTGGCATTCCATCCGTAAACAATGTGTCGCAACGTCTATAGATTAATATGTAGTCATAGGTGTAATCAGTAGTTGATGTACGTAATCCAGTATCAGTAAATGTAATTCGACCTCGACTATACGCTACTGACGATTCAATCTCTGGGCTAAATTCAGAAGGAAGTGTCTCAATGCCTTCACCGGGCGGTGCAACAATGTTATAAGCAGATGTCGCACGCCATGCTGCTGGTGCTGACTTCCACCGAGTGTAAAGGTACTTATATCTATTGTCTGGTGTAAGCCCACCTTGTCTTACGACATCACCAAGCCCAATAAGAACGGCATCAACAGGAACGTCTGGAATATCCTCGTCAAAGCGTAAGTATATTGCCGTAACAGCATCTCTATTAGCACCCGGGATTGGGAATAACTGAAATTCCAAGAACCTAGTCTGAGTATTGTATGCAGCCTGACCAGTCCACACGATAGATCCAGCTTCTTGTATACCAAGACTAATAGGTATCTCACTTATCCGTATATTTGGATGTAACTCTGCGCGTATTCCGATACCCCTGTCGTTTGACATGTCGGGAGTACCAGTGACAGCCAGCTTTATCAATCTGTTCTGTACGAATCCACCATATAATCCACGTACATTAGTATTTACCTGCGCAGCCTTAAAGCCAGCAAGTCCTAAATCGGTAGTTGTTGAGTTGTCATTTGCACTAGAAAGAACACTATATAAGTAAACACCATCAATAAGCACACCGGGATCGTCATCTCGTGACCAACCACTATTACTAATCTGTAAACGTAATGCTTGAAGGTTTCCTTCAAACTCACGGAAATCAATTAGGTATTCAAACTGCACCCAGTCAGCGGTAGTTTGCTTAGGAGCTGGATCTGCTACAGCAGAGAAGTAAGCGCCATTAATAATGTTCCCTGCAGAAACAGACGTACTACTATGTCCATACACAGAAACGTTTAAGTACTGACCATTGAACGGTTTTGCATCATCGTAGTTCATTAAGTAAAACGACAACTTAAACAATCCATTAACCTTTGCTGTGCCACCATTCTGTGCATAGGTGGGCAGGCTAATAACATCCTGAATAATATAATCACTAGGTTTATCTATGTGTGCGATATTTCCAGTTGTTCTTCCATCTGCACCTTGTGAAACAGTGCCTTTTTTACCAGCCCATGGAAGTGTTTTAATATTGACGACTTGACCAGAGTTAGTACCGATAGATGGAGAGCCAGCAATGGTATTCCAGTTCGCACACGTAGTTCCAGTTGCTGTTGCAAAGATTGGGTTTAATATTCGGTTATCGGATGGACTTGCGCTACTGAATGTAGCCTGTGCTGCAGCATCACCATATGTCCCAGACGTGTACGACTTAACAGCTTTTACAATACCAACGGCATTTGGCTTAGTAGATGTTGGGCCAGATACACTTGGCAAAGATGCAGCAATAGTTCCATTAGTACGAAATAAAGAAAACGTAGATCCACTACCACCAACACCATATATGTATCTCCCGTACTGTGTCATGCGCACAAGTTTCCCCGCAGAGGGGAAACTAAATGATGCACCTGTAGTTTGGTCTGTTAGTTCCGTCTCTACTGCTGGGGCACCAGATGGATCAGTTGCATATAACTTTCCATTCTTAGCGTAAACCAACTTACTGACAACCGCAGAACTCTTAAGTGCTGTAAGTTCATAAACAGGATTTGCATTAAACGTGTTCATGATTCCACGGAAACCATTGCGCAATACTGGCGAGTTTCCATCAATCATCATGTTCTCAATGTTTTGTGCATACCCATCCTTTAGTTTATTTGGCTGAATACGTGTATCCATACCAATCCACGTAACGTCACCAAGTACGTAAGATTGCTGGTTATTCATTGCTCGTATAGCCATTACATACACCCCATTCGCTTGTAAGTTTTTACAAGGCTACCTTCTCTAGAACTTGTATTTACAAGTGTTTCTGTCTTGTCAAATTGACCATTAGTTATATCTGCTACATCATACTCTGTTGTGCCACTACCAATAGATATTGTGGTTGCTAGTATATGTATCCTAAATACTGGCAGAGTGAATGGTAAGTCATATTCTGTTACACCTGACGTATTTTCATTACATAAATCATCTACTACATATCCACAAACTAATGGAAATAGATTTAAATAATCGGTACATTCACATGCGTTTGGTTGTTCTCCAACAGCTAGTAAAGTAGCCTTACCAATTATGCTGGATGTTCTAGTTACACCCGGAGTTTGCGGAGATACTGAATAAGATTGAAGTGTAGCTTTACCAGTAATACTAACAGTTCTGCCAACTCCATATATAGCCTGTAGTGTTGCAGACCCGCTAATGCTTGATGTTTTCTGCGATGACGTAATTGCAGTAAGCGTCCCAGATCCACTGAGTGAAGCAGGCGGAAACATTGCAAATGCCATCTGGGCATTAAGTGTTCCTGATCCACTAATAGAAGATGCATACGCATAACTATACGCAGCCGACAATGTGCCAGAACCAGATATTGATGCGGATCTATTAAGTATTATAGAAGATGTTAAAGTTGAACTAGATGTAAGGTTTGATGCCTTATCAAATGCAATATTAGATGTTAATGTACTAGATCCACTTATTGCAGATGCAACATTAATTGCTGAAGCAGTTGTCCCTGTAGCCGATAGAGTACTTGATGCTGAAGATGCACTAGAACCATTAAATGTAAACGATGAAGATAATGTCGATTTTGCAGAAATAGCTGACGCAGACGAACCTGTCGGGCTGGCTATTAATGTTGATGACGCACTAATTCCTGATGTCAACCCAATAGCAATAGATGAACTTAATGTACTAGACGCACTTAATGCACTGGATCTAGGAAATGTTGGGCCAGCAGCTACACTACTAGACGCAGATACTGCTGCTGTACGTGGAAACGTTGGTCCAGCAAATACTGTTGACGATGATGAAATTGCCGATGAGTATGAAAAAGAATAAGTAGCCGATACTGTACTACTACAGCTTAATTGCGCTATTCCTACAAATACTGGAGACGCATTTAACGTACTGCTTGAAGATATTGATGATGAACGTACAAATGACGCCGATGAAGTTAATGTGCTACTTGACGATATCGACGCTGATCGCTGGATTGACGGAGTTGCAGTAAGCGTAGCAGAGCCACTAAGGCTTGCTGCACCACTAGTTGTTAAAGAAGGTGCAGCAAGCCTTGCAGCAATAAACGCTACTGTTATGTAGCCAGCGCCAAGTGCTCCAGCCATTAGATTAGTCTAACGAAACTGTAATTGCTCCAGCAGCAAATGTAATAGACTGGCCAACTGCAAGTGAAACAGTACCACCAGTTAAATCACCGTAATAAAGAACTGATGCATCAGTTGCCATATTTGCAGGTGTTGCGTTAACTGTGTTTGTTGTGCAAATAGCAATTCCTGTAATAGAGTTATTAGCTGCACCACTAGCCGTAAACGTTAATGCGTTACGATTAAGCAATTGTGTTCCACTAGAAGATGCTGTATCTGCACCCGTGGCTGTTGAAAAACATTGTGACGCAGTGGCTGTGAATGCTGGGCGTGTCGTATATGCACCGCCAGACGCTAACTCGGTAAGAGCTGTATCACTAGTCGCGTTGGTAAGGAAAGCTAGATACATCGTAGCTCCACCTTTTGCAGTAAACGCTGCACCACGTAATGTCGAATTTAAAACCTCAGATTCGAGGGTATTTGAAAACGCTGTTCCTGCTGGCATTTTATGTACCTACCTTTACAATTGGATCTGCACTGACACTAGTTGTGATTGGTTGAGACCATATCACTGTTGTATCTGCTTCATTGTACACATCAACTTGTGTACCAGTTGACGCATCTACTTTATTGCGTAGAATACGTAACGCATTGCGGACTGTGCGTCCACTTGACGTAGTCGATGCCTCATTGCCAGAACTATCAAGATTACGTGCAAGTATTGCGTCTGCAATTTCAGCAGTAGCTGTTGCTGCTAACTCGTCACTGCCAATAGCGTCTGTGGCAATTGCAGCAGCATTGATTGCGCCAGCTGCAAACGATGTGCTTGCAATACCACCACTTGCAATGGAAGCAACTGATCCGCCCACATTGCCAGATACAGATCCGACAGATCCGGCAACGTTACCAGTAACTGACCCTACAGAACCAGTAACATTTCCAGACACAGATCCTACACTTCCAGATACAGATGTTATAGTCTGACTCGTAGATATAGTGGTAGCCGAAAGACCTACAGTTGTAGTTGGTGAACCCACGTTAGCCCAGTCTAAACCAGCCTCTCCACCAGTGCTAACATCGAGCGTACGACCAGCGGTAGTTGGATACAAACACGCTTGATCACGCATTGTAAAACGACCAACGCATGATCCAACTACACTTACAGAGTCAACCGTTCCAGTAGTTATGACACACTCGTATGACGAACCATCAACATAAAATGCTGTACTTGTACTAATAGATACAAAATTTAGTCCGGTAACACCGTCATAGTTTGTTGTTAGCGTAACGCCAGCAGTATCTTGAGTTAAGTTGTTGTCCTTATATACAGATACAACAGGTGTTCCGGCTAACAGAAAAGGAGCACCAGTTGATGGCCTAAATGTAGTAAACATAAAAGTGATTGTGTCACCTTTACTGAAGTCTCCAACATATTTACTCATCGCACGTACCCCGCTAACGGATTAGCTGCCAGACCAGAACTTGCACTAGCTACAGGAGTTGCATCAATTTGTGCAAACGGCAATGCCTGATAACTTAAGTTAGAGGCAGATAACATTGCTCCCGACGTACCGCTTCTAAATACAACATCTAAATTTGTAACTTCACCATTAAATGTAAGAGAACTGTCGGTTGTTTTATCTATATGAAAATATTGAAGCGTTTTTTCAAATGAGTTTTCAACTACAAAGAAGTACGCAGTCCCACCAGTTAATGTTGGATTAGTTGTAAAGTTAAAAGAATAACTGCCGACAGTTTGAGTGCCAACTCGCAGAAGTCCATGCGTGTATGACGGAGTAGATGCTACAGTTGTCGTAGCAGCTGCATCTAGAATGCGCCCAATATATGTACCAGTAGTTTGCGCTGCAGCACTTAAACGTAGACCTTTAATAACCACCTCATTTAAAGTGTAATTAAAACCCGTTGGTAAAGTAAATCTAAATCCAACTTGCGACGCAACAGCCGAAGTTGCAGCAGTTGTCTGCGGTAAAGCGCGAGTACATTTATTTGAATACCAGACAGTAGAAGAACCAATTGATAGATTTGGATAACCAGCTGCTGGAGTTACTCCGTTGACACCATATTCATCATTATTTAGTGAATACGCCGTAGCGCTGGAATACACCTGATTGAAACTGCAACCTGCTCCAAAAGTTGTGGCTGGAAATATACGTATCGCATATCGCTCACCTTTTGTTAGAGCAGATGTCAGTGTCATTGTAAACTGGACAATTTCACCGGGTGGCATAGTTCCAATATCGTTGTCAATATTAGCTGTAGACGATAATGGCGCAGCACTATTCCATACGCCTACACCTGCCTGACTCGATATTGCATATATTCTAGCAGAGACATTTTCACCGCCGTTATTAGTATTGGCAGAGCATTGAATAGCAATCCTAAAAGTTGCCGCACTAGCAAAATCAGCTGGACAAATAAATACGTATGTAAATCCAGATGTCGCACTAGCAGTCTGTATAGTTCTCTGACCGTATACATAGTCTGATGGACCAAAAGGGAAGAATGTGTTGAACTTTGCCATTATACAATTCCTCCATCTGGATTTACTGTCACGTCAGCAGTGTTGCTCAATGTGCCTTCCCATGCTGCTGTTTGATCGTCTTCTTTATAAACGGATATATTACCACTGCCAACAATTACCCTATTGCGCATAGCGCGTAAGGCAGATCGCACAGTGCGTTCATTCATAACATCAAAACTTGACCCAGAACTATCTAGCAGCCTATTAAGTAATGCATCCGCAATCTGTGTTCGCTTGTGAATGTGAATAGGGATGATAGAGAACACATCACCCGGCTGAGGCTCAGACGTAAATGGATCTTCTGTAGTAATGTATCCATTTAATTGATTGTAATCAGTAACTGGGACTGATTGACCAGCACATGCACCAGTAGTAAAAACAATTGTCTGTTCGTTATACGTGTCATCTAATGCGTTTAAATTCGTACTAAACGTACTATATGTAGCGATTACAGTACTAGTAACTGCTCCTGTAATACCAGTGTAAACAGATGCAAGATTGTCAAGTAGCTTGCCAAAACTGTCAGCAATAGTATGACCACTCGCTATTTCATCCCACACAGCATCGGCTACTTCATCAAGAAAACTCACGCTTGTAGCGGCGGCAGTAATAACGTCAGCTTGAAATTGATGTACGTTAGCTGCTACGTGATTACTTGCATTAATTGCCACCTCGCTAGAAGGAGATGTAGACAACGCCCTTACTGTTCTTGCGCCAAAAGTATTTGCTGTAACGTGTGATGAAAGCAGCGCATTCCACACAGCATTTGCAATTGATGGGTATCTATTCTCAATACTAAACTGAAATAACGGCACGTTGACTGTTTGAGTATCAATCACTGCACCAACAAGTACTACAACGTAATCGTTTCCTGCTGCATAGAATCCAGCGTCAGTGTTATTACTGAGATCAATTGATAAGCCATTAAGCCCAGTGACGCTGTCAAACCCACTTGTGTCAGTTATTCCGGCTACGGAAGCTCGTTCGGTGACAGATGTGTTTTTGTATACGCGAATTGCCCCAGCTGTCGTGCGGTTAACAGATGCTCCAGTAGATGCATTAGTGCCAAAGAAATAACGGACTGTACTGTTGGCTACAAAGTCACCGATGTATGGAATCAATTAATCAGCCTCCCACCTATTACAGGCCCACCACCAGATGCGCCAGTAGATTGCGTAAAGTCGGTAACATCTAAACTCATTGCATATCGCACTGTCCCAGATTCAGTCCACGTTGTCAATGAAGAATCAGCTTCAAGGCCAAATGATGGAATATCTGATAGACAGTTGGCATCTTGCGCTCTATTAAATGTGAATCGAGCTAAGCTTAAGTTATTTCCACTATGGTTTAAACCAACAGCATACTTAACGCCGGTAGTTAGCGTTTGTGGTGTGTTAAATGGAAAATAGACTTGTCCGGCATCTTGATTCATCGCATTAAGCCATGAGGTTGCACTACCATCAGCAAATGATCTAGACGTAATAAGGGTAGGCGGGTATGACGTTGCATTATATAAACGCAACGACAGATTAATAAAACTTGACTCAGCGCTTAATGGTGCTAATACACCTTGCAGTAAACAAGTTCCACCCATTGATGTTGGAATAGTAAATGCTGTGCCTGAAAAAGTATTATTTCTATTTGTTAGCGTAGATGCTTGAACAGGATAGCCATAGGATTCAGTTGTTGATGCAACACCAAATCTAAAAGGCCCCGAATTTTGTGTCCATGTTCTAGCATATGGTTGACCTGACATTAATGTGTAGTCACGTTTACTTTGATCTTGTGTGCTAACAAGCGACAATCCACCACTCCATGTCCCATATGTTTCCAAGCCAATTGCAATCGTAGTTCCTCTAGTTATCACTTGTGGTGTTGTGAGATCCCACCATATAAATGTAGGCTGCGTAATACCAGCAGTAATGCTTATTGGATTAGGATCTGTGTATATCTTTGCTGTTAGTGGGTTTGCTGGTAAATCTCTACCTCCGGTATATTGCCACATTGCAATCCGCACAGGCGGTGTTCCTGTTGAGCTACTAACACACATGCCAAGTTGCGTAATAGTCATAGTTTTTTCTGCTGTAAATACATTGACAATGTATTGTCCGGTAGCATTAAAAGTCCATTGAGAATACCCGAACGCAGGTTGATAACCAGTGCTATAGCGACCAAGGAAATCTATTATCATGACGCTATTACCCAAATATCATCAGGGTCACTAATGGATAACGAGGCTGTTTTGCCGTCTATTCTCTGTTCTGAATAATCTAAGAGCAACAATGTCCTAAGCAGTAACTTAATTTGAGGCGTGAGTGAGGAGCAATAATCTGCAAATGCTTGTTCATTATCAAAAACAAGCGACTCTGATTCATTCCACCAAATAATCAATCGACCATCTGGAATCACATCAGCTCGAAATATTTGTGCAGATTCGTGATAAGTCATTCACTGACCTTCTTAAGTGTCTTTTCAATTACAGTGTTGAATGCTTGAACAGTACGTAAACCTAATGTGCCAAGTAAAAAAGAAAGCCCAATCATCTGATGGGGCTGATCCCATCCTAGTTGTTTTGCTACTAATGGGGTTAGGTAAATTGCGGATGCAGTGCCTGACAGGACTGTAACAATCCCCTGTACAGCCGTTTTAATTTTTGGCCAATCAGTACCGATGATTGCACCTATAAATCCAGCTAATAGTTGATTCCAGTCTAACTGCAGTTTATCCATCGATGTCCCTCGTTGCTTCGCTGACACGTTTCACCTCCGGTAGTTTAACTGAAAATACTGGTAGGTTGCTATCTTGTCGCATGAAGAAAGCAATCAACGCAGTAGTCATAGCCGGTATACCAGCCCTGATACCTTCTATGCTACACAACAATAAACTGCGTGTCACCATGCCAAATGACGCATTGTCGGGAACGTGCATGGATTTCCAAGCTGAATCAAACTCAGGGGCAGCCGAGGCAGTAAACGCACCTAACGCTAATAGTATTAACCTGCCCCATGCGATATTCACTTCTTTTCTCCACCACCCATAACAGGCGGGATACTGAATATTCCATTTGGACCTTTGTAAGATGGGTCAAGTCTCATCCACAATTGCATCCGAACTTGGTCGTACCAATCACCCCAAAAAGCACGACCAACAATAGATGGATCATCGTAATTTTTTAATGCTATTTTACGGGCAGCATATGCTGGCAGTGCTTGCATTAATAGATCATCACTCAGGAATGAAAACGTCCCTGAGCCTTCTGTAATAGCTGTAGGTAATCCAGCTCCACGAGCAATGAATGAAATTGCAGTAGATGGAACAGAGTAAAACCCAATGTTGTTGTATCCAGCCTCATACCAATACGTAGGTTCACCTGACGTAATAGTGTAATTTAAATCGTAAGAGCGTAACTCATTTTCTCCGCAACGGGTAAGCGGAACAGTAGTACCATTAATATGAATTGTTATTGGAAACGCTAATGCCGATGAACTGAAATCATAGGTTCTGCCAGTATGTGATCCGACAGACAATGTCGTTGGTAGATACACACAAGTGCGACATAAATCAAAAGCAGCATCATTTAGATACTGCAAGATGCCAGCATTATTTGTTGCTGTTGGTGTTGTGCCATCACCTGCTGGCACTTCAGCTACAACAGAGTCATTTGTTTCGTTTAGTAATCGTAGCGTTTCAACTTTTAAATCGGTAAAACCTTTAGCCATTACTTTGCCCTCCGGCCATAAGTACTAGCATAATTATCCACCATGGATAGTCTGTCTGTGTATTCAGCCTTAAATATTTGATACCCGTTCATTTCACCCATTTGCATTGAGCGAGCTTGGAGTACAGCATATACAAGGCAGTCATGTGCAACTTCGGGAAGTGGGCATTCTGTAGCGTCAGTGTTTGGCAATGGATTGCCAGCTGAGTCGTATTGCCAGATATCTCCGGGTTGTGCGTATCCTTCTATAAGGATTCCGTTTGTAACGGTTGCAGCTACGGCTGGATACACACTTATATTATTCATTCCACGGAATACTGCTATTTCCGGTCTTGCGTCGGATGGCTTATTCCTCCAACCGTCAATGTATTGATCTTGATAATCAAACACACGTATAGATTGATAATCACCAAGAATATCTTTCACCTTGATGACTTTAATTTTATATATGTCTGGAGCACAGTAGTCATTTACATCTACTGTCAGATCTAAATACCGACGGCCAACCAGACAGTCCGTTTGACGAGCTATCTGATTGGCCTGTTCTAGAATTAGATAGTCTAGGCCAAATGGATCACGATCTGCATCAGTGCCAAAGTAATTCCTACCCAGCATTCGCACATTGCGTTTAATTTGACCTAGATTCATACCTAGATTACTCCCTCACGTCCATTCTGGATATGCATACGTGTAATGTTGAACACGCCAGTTGCACGAATTGCAGAGAACGTAATGCGTAACCGCAAGAACTTTGCATAAGACTGAAGTGGCAACACAAGCATTTCATCTCCAGCTGCTGCAGCTACTGTATGCACAGCACTTGAAAGTAATGTTGCTGCCGATGGCGTAAACGCCAACGTGTCAGATCCATGAAGTTCAATTGTAACTGTATCAGCAGCAGTTAAGTTGGTGTAGTTACCAGCAAACAGCACATACAGCGGATTAAGGATTTGACCGCGTACGTAATCTGCATTGGTTACAGATCCATCTGCGTTACCATCCATAACAGCACCAGACACACCGTTCATAACAAGTCCGCCGTAATCTAATACAGCAGATGTAGCACGAGGTGTACCAGTCGTAGATGCAAAGGTAAGTTGAACAACTCCATTAACTGAGCCGGGTGCAACTACAGTTAATTGATCTGCTGTACCACCAACTGCTGCAAACGAGAAAGTAAGTTTAGCGTCTCTCATATCAAATTCTCCTTAGTTGGTTGCTAACCGTAAGCGACCAATAGAACGGGTGTTAGGCATCCAAAGTCCCATACCCCAGTCGAACAGCACATTGTGCATGATGCCGTTTTCCTTGGACTTGCCCAAATACTCTGGGCGGAATGGACCGGACTGCCAACCCTGAACATAACCAGTTCCATAACGAACTGCATAAATGTCAGCAAAGTTACTTGGAGCTGCAATGACAGCAGTTGTTCCATCTAACTTACGTCCAACAGTACGGATCTTTGCACCCTTGTAGGTTTCAACCGAGCGGTCGAATGCGTCTACATCGGTGTTAAAACCAGTACCAGCACCAAGTGCACGAATAACAAATTCAAAGCGACGCTTTGTATCTTCATTCATGTAAAGAACAATGCCACTACCATCAGGAGAGTTCAAGTTGTCAAACAATTCCTGAATAGCAGACATACATCCGTTAGCTTCGAGCGCATTGTACGAACTTGTTGTGTCAAGTGACGCGGAAGTCGATGCTGGTGCGACAAGACAGTCAGATGGAATATCATAGTCGGCACGATGCTCTAAACGATACTTAAGACCAGGGAAACAGTCAGGGCTATTACCTGCTGTCGCACTGGTCGGATCGTTATTTATGTATTTATCATTGAAGTCATACGCAAAGCCTTCCATGAAGATCTTTACCTGTGCTTCAACAGGATCAATGATGTTGTTCGGCTGATCTAACAGACGAGAGTCAACGGTGATCTTGTTACGAATGAGATACATCTGCTCTTCGTACGACTTTGGCTTACCCTTAACGGCATTTGGTTCACCGTTGATAGATGACCATGTTGGCGTCGGGATTGTGCCAGCTTCGTTCGTGTAACGTACGCCGATCTGACGTAACGATGGAGAGGTGTAGAAAGGGATGTCCTTGATAGCGTTCCATGTCTGGTGCAAAGACATAGTGATTTCCTTTACAACTGGGTCGTTGGAAAGGACAGCTTGGTCTGCGAGTGTAAGTGCACCATTGAAGTCAATAGCCATTGTTTACTCCTACCGAATACCTAGCAATCTAGTGATACTAGACATGCGGTTCTGTTGATTTGATTGTTGCGGTGGGACTACGGGATTAGCAGAATCACCACTACCAATAGGCGTAGGTGCTGATTGTTGATTTGTAACCATGTCCACTAATTGCGGTACAAGGGATTCAACAAGACCTGTAACCTGACGATGTACAGCGGATGCAGCATCCATAGGACTCATACCCTGCTGGATTAAACTATCCATTACATCTACAGCACGTGACGCATATGGAAATTGCTGCAATGCTGATTCACGCTGTTGTGCCACCATATAGGAGTTCATTTGACCAACTACTTGGTCATATCTAAACTTCTGTACTTCGGCCTCGGCTTGAACGCGAGCCATGTCTGGATCCATGTAGTTAGTGTTAACTTCTTGCATCCAACGCTCACGGATTTGAGCTTCTTGGTTTTGCATCTGTTGCTCTTGATATGCCTTTTGCACATCTGCTGCAGATGAAAAACCGCTTTCCTCAAATTGCCGAATAACATCAGCCCACTTTGAGTACGCTTCTTGCGCACTACGGAGCTGTTTTGCCTCATCGTTTACTTCTTTGAAGCGTTCATATGGTACGTTTCCCGGTTGTTTATCCGGAAGAACGTTATCAAGTAATTGCCTTTTAACTCGTTCTTGAATAGAAGTTTGCTCAAGACCACTCGTTACTTGCTCGCTCGGTGTGTTAGATTGCTCTGCGGATTGGTTTAACGTCCCTGCTCCACTATCGTTAGAACCGGACGATTCTCTAACGAAATCAATCAGCGCACCACCAACATTGCCCGTTGCCGCTGCTGGCGAATCAGCGGTTCGTGTCACCATCTCTTCGGACATTTATACTATACCTCTATCTTTTTAAAACATGCCAGATTCAACTGGCGGTTGCGCACCCAATTGTGGCAACATTTGTTGAGCCGGTTGTCCACCCTGTGGTGGCAACATGCTCATTTCATTACTAGGCATCGCTTGTTCTTTGCCTAATTCTGTAACTGCATAGTCTTCATTCTGCTGAGCTTCAATGCCAGCCTTGGCAGCTGCAAGTGAAATGTCTGCTTCCAGCTTGGCTTGAATAACTGCCTGTTGTTTCTGGATTTCGATCTGTGCCTTGGCTTGCTCAATTTCTGGATTAAACTGCTCTTGCTTAGATTGTGCTTCCATCATGGCTTGCTGTTGTGCCATCTGGGCTTGCTGTTGTTGCATCATCTGCATCTTTTCGGCTTGCTGATCTAAGTGTTGATAGATACGTGACGCATTAGGTATATTCGCCAATTCAATGAACAACCTATTTGTGTCTGGATCCATTGGGTCACCAAATACACCCATCTGACGTAAGGCTACAAGTTTTTGCAACTTCTGGTCTGGGCTATCATCCATCGATGATCCGGGAATATATACAATGCGATATTGCCCACCAGAACGCAGTGCGTCAAAACGCATAACACCTTGCCGTATTTGATCTTGAGGAAGCATCTTGCCTTGAATGTTTCCAACAAATGGAACAATAGCAAACTGCTCTATCAGTGATACTTCCCATTCTTTGATGCGAGATGCACTAATCTCGATATCTGCTCGTATAAAACTGTGCTGCGTATTATCAGATCGCTGCAACAATCTTACAGATTCAGCTGGCGTTCCTGCACTAGCTTGGCCTTGACTAACATCATGCAATCCAGCTACGTCCATCATGTCCTTCTCAAGCATTTGTAACAGTGGGAATAGATCTGATCCGATGCCGGGTGCTCGTTGTATAGCAGGTGGATGACTACCACGCTTGTAATTAATGCGACGATAGATTCTATTCTTGTCATCAATGCTGTCACTTGTGTTGTCGTATGCATCAGCACCAACGCCACTTAAGTTCTCAACAAGGATGTAATCTTTTTGACTTTCAAATTGCTCAATTAATCGTGAATAAACTCGATTGTACGTAAGCTGCAATGAACATAAGTCCCAACCTAGACTGTATCCATATGGAGTTCCACTACGTGGTTGCCATCGTAACGGAATGAACGGGAACGTGTCTTTCTTCTTGTATGGCCAAATTCCTGCGTAAAGCAAACATGTGTTTGTGCTTACGATGTATCTACCGTCAGGGTAAATTGCAGTTGGTCGTTCCCAGTATTCATATACAACAGCTGCTTGCCGTTTAGTATCTTGGTTCGTTAAGTTTGCAGGAGATGGAGGCATCCACCCACGCCCGCTACCATTACTTCCGTCAATATACGCGTCAACATAACTACTGTTAGTACCAGACTGGCCATCAGCTTTAACTAACTTTCCATCTTCTCCATACTTATCAACAAACCATGACAATGGCTTGACCGACGCATGAATCATCCAGCGAATATCGGCATCGCGCTTTGCTGTTGGATCAAAATAAACATCAAATGCTGGAAGTATCTGCTCGACTACATCACCAACCTTCATGGTTGTGTGTCCAATAATCTCTGTTCCTGATGCATCCATTTGCGGAACAACTTGTTCTTGACTTGCATCCCAGAATACTTTTAAGAATGATGTGCCACTAACACATGCCCATCGAACACGTTCCTTAGTTTGTGTTTCTCTATCGAACTTCCTGTTGTAGTGATTAACAATGTAGTTGGCTTCATCGGCAGCCATTAAATCAACTGGGTTGTTACTAATCGGGACAGCATTGGAATCTGGTGCGCACTGAGTCAACTTACCAACAACGCCATCAATTAATGACCGCATTTTATTGACAGTCATATAGCGGTTTGGTTCGGACTCGTGCTGCAAACTTTCTAGATTACGAGCTTGGCTGTTTATGCGAAACCATTGACGACCTTCAAAGAACGCCGTCGCCATAGCCCATTCAAGTTCCATCTCTTGTCGGGATCTATAAGCAAGATCAAATTGCTGCTTGATGAACGACGTGACTTTCTTAGCTTCTTCTGGTTGGTCTTTCGGAATGACACGCCAGTCTTTTGTGTTTAGGTCTAAGTTTAAATTTTTTGGATTATCTTTAGCGTCGCTTTTTAATGCAAAACTTCCGGGTGTTCCGTTGGCTGATGGTTTTTCAAAAGCAGAGACTCGTGGTTGTTGTCCCATTACAGATTTCGTTAATGCACTTCGCATTAAGTTATTAATGTCTATAGACATGATTAGATCCACCTCTCATTTGAAACTATTTTCTGTACGAGTAATCGCTCATCACGTATAGCTCGCAAGTGATTTACGATGCCGTACATAAGTAACGTTTGAGCCATCAAGCACAATGTCACAATAACACTACATATAACTAAACAGATAATCATATCCAGTTATTATTTTCCTTTTTCTTTAACCACTTAGGAACGTATCTTTCCGACGTAGGCATTTTATCTTCTAACTCAGGACATTTGATCGGATATTCACGCCACATTACTCCATACCTGAAGCTATCAATTGCGTGATCGTTTTTAGTCCCGCTATCAATATCTTCTGGATCACGTGGATGAGCCATAGTTGCTGATAACTGTTTAATTAAATTAGGGCATGAGCCACGAACGATTCTTAGCTTTGGCGTTGGTGAACCATCAACTATGTCTGTGGCGGAAATCCATTCTTTAACCCGTCTCCAACCAGCTTTTCGGTCTTTAACAGCGCGGACTGCTGGTAGTCCACGCTCCCACCAGATTTCAACTGGGTATTCACCAATTCGTTCTTCAGCCTTCATTGGTGGGAATGTATTAGCCCAGTCAAATGCAATAGCTTCTAGTTTAGAATTCCATTGTCCATCTCTGACCTTGATGTTTACAGGAGACGCAAGCTTCTTACTCTCAAGTAGTTCTAAACATCGCTCGGCTTGTTTGCTGCTAACAAGACCTGATTCATACATTTCACCAATTACATAAACATTTTCTCTATCATCACTTGCATAGATAAGGAAGCATGCTGGAGCACCTGTACCAAAGTCATGACTAGCCCATACTCTCCACCAAGGCTGAATCTCAATGTGATCAACAACATGCCATGGTTTTCCATCAGAGTTGTATTCACGAAATTCAGGAAAGAATAAACCACCTACACCAACCTCATGTTGACACTCTCTTAAAAAAGAAAGTATTCCGTAGGTATCAATTTCATGCTGGCATACTTCTATAGTCTTATGCTGCCACGTCGGTTTTCCGGCTACTATCTTGTAACCAACACGGCCATCATTACGTTCGTACGTTGTGTACTCAAGACCGTCTACAGCTGGTACTATCGGCGATTGAATGCGATCTTGAAGCATATCTAGATCACCATTTAATACTTGTGACATTACAGAGTTAGCATGAATCCGGTTCTGAACAAAGACTACTGCGCAGTCCGTACTTTTAGCGGGGAGAATAGTCTGAGTGATTGTTCGTATCTTCTTATCTACTGCATTTACGGAGTCATCTAGTTCATCAATGTCGTCAAGAATAATCATATCCGGACGTAAGTGATCAAGTTTTACACCACGAGCACCAGTGTCTAATCCAAATGCTAAGACGTTAAATCCATTTGCAGTTCTTAATTTAGACGCACTCCACCCACGGCTAAAACCATACTTGTTAACGGCGCGTTCAATACCACATCGCTCCATTGCAGTAGCAATATCTTGCACGTGCCTATCAGCCATGTCTTGTGTAGCACATACATATACAGCAAAGCGACGAGTTGCCTTTACTGCCAAGCGACTGACAACAAGTTCCATTGTTGTACTTTTTCCACCACCACGAAACCAGCATTCAATTAGCGCTGGGCCAAATTTACCCGGACTAATATTTTCTGCCCATTGCCATGCTCGATGATGATGCTCTCCAAGTGTTGATGATGCTGCATGAGGAGCATACACTTTGAGCCAATCTTCGTAATTTAGTTCATGTCCGGGTAATGCTGTTGCTAAACCACTATCAAAATCACCTAACTCTATGGCAGTATCTATCTCAGCAGACATTGCTTCAAGCAATGCAACGGCTAATGGCTTAGTTGGCCTAACAAACTTTTTTAAACTACGCGGTGTCAGGCGCGACGATACTTGATTCTTCATCTATGATTTCTGCATCCTGTATATCTTCTTGTTGATATGTTTTTAATAATTTGCCAAACCCCATCTTTATAGCTTCAAGAGTAGCTGCGTCACGTACACAATCCTTTACAATCTTTAGGATTTGCATAGCTAGACTATATGCCTGATCGACTTCTAACGTATAGGCTTTCGTATGCATCATGCGAGCTTCAGCTTCAACAATATCAGTTCTCTTATCAATAAGTTGAACGACATCTTGACTTGCTCGATAAACATCAATGCCTTCACTGATCATTTTGTCAAGAGCTTTAAATGCCTTACCGAACTCATCAGTCCCAACAGTGGCCTTACATACAGCCATCTGGTCTTTTATCTCTTCATAATGCTCTACTGATATGCCATTACTTGCAGCTTCAGCACGTATATCCATTAACGCTGTCAGATACGCAGCATCATCCTTTAATGAAAAAAGATCTGGATCTTCACGCAACTCATCTATGCGTGATAATAACTTAGGTGCAACTTGTGAAAACCTACGTCGTTGTTTAGACCATAGGCCATTTTTAAACGCTGGATTATCTGGTCCAATCAATGCTTTACCACCATGATACTTGCAGTAATCACGTCCTTTAACTGCAAGGTTCTTGCACATATGCCCATCTTCTAATGTTGATTTGCACAGTGCAATCTTTGCTCCGTTTGCCATAACGCGACAATGGTCTTCTGTCATTACTCTCACTTTGTCACAATGTCATGCTGCCGTGCAGAAGGCCTTGGGAAGAATGCATTTTTAACGACACTGCCATATCCCTTTAAAAGGTCTTTTATCTGACCAACGTCTCCAGAGCCAATAGCGCCCATGGCTTTTACTAGCTCTTGAGTTGCTGGATGCTTTGCAAGATCTTCTTGATGATATTCCAGTGCTTGCATAAGTTTTAAAATATCCCAGCCTGTATTTTGAGCATTTGTTAAACCTAATTGCTGATTGTAATAATCGCCTTGCATTGCTGGTTTATATTGGAATGCATCAAATTTAGGTAGATTTTGTCCATAGTTAGTAGATTCCATTGGCGGTGCAATGTTTGTATCTGGAAGTGACTGTGGATTTCCGCCAGTAAATCGCGATGCAATTTCAGTTCCTTGCTGCATTACTGGTTGCAATATTTTCATCAAAGCCAATGTTGTTTCATCCCAATGTGGCTGTGTCATGTAATGCTCACCTGCGTCAAGCATTTTCTTACTGCCAGCGACTGCTGGTTTTTTAGCAATATCTTTTTTTGCTAAATCATTAAGGTAATTTTCAAAACCGGGTATCGCCTGAAAGTATGATTTTCCTCCTAATTCTGGGCGACCTTTTTGTAAAAATCCTGCCAACTCCAATAATTGCTTATACATCATTGGGTCAGTAACAAGATTTGTCATTGGAGCTGATTTCTCTGCTTGTTTTATTCCCTGTTTAACAACTGGATTCGTTATGGCTGACCCCAAGCCGGGTAACCCCTTGCTTAATAAAAGTCCCATAAGTTGATCTTTTGCAAAATTACCACCACCTAATATAAGTTGTTCTCCAACTTTATTAGTTCGATATTTCGGATCTACATCTGGAGATAATTGTTTTAGTGCCGTTAGTCCTAGATCATGTGCCATTGGACCTTCAGTCATAACTCGTCCAACAGCTCGTTTAGCACCAGTCTTACCACTTAATTTATATGCAGTTGTGTCTGCTGCTAATTTACCAATTGGTTCAGTGGCATATGAACCCTGAGCTGCTTGCAATAACGTGACAAAAGGAGGAAGTGAGTTTAAGTAATCAGTCATCTTTGCAGATGTAGATTTGTCCTGCCTTTCTGGTAAGTACCGAGTTCTTTTACCGGGTAACTCTTGCATTACTGCCTCCTATCACCTGACTGTACTTGTAGTGCTCCAGCAAGTCCACTTAAGACGCCGTATTTACCAACAGCTTTACCTGCTCCTCCCGGCCTTGATTTACTCTTAAGTAATGCTTGCATGTTATCGATTGGAACCATATTTCTTGCTGGAGGTTGTTTTGCAGGAGTTGCAGCAGACTGAACAATAGCTGGTCGGCGATTGATTTTAGTCCCACCAGATACTTTTTTGTAATCAGGCTTACCTTTCTTTGCATTTTCAATCTCAGAATATTTAGCAGCTCGAATTTTAATATCACTTAAATTAAATTCGTCTGTTTGCGTATATTTACCAGCTTTACGTGACGCAGCTGCAATTTCTTCTAGGCGTTTAATGTCGTCGTTAGAACCCTCCGCGTAAATCCATCCAATTTCTGGGAAGAATTCAGTTGCGTAGAATTTTGCCTTTGATCTATTTACTGCACGAGTTTGCTCGTTAGCTTTGCGTGCTGCCTCAACCTTTTCTGCAATAGTGCGATCATCAGTTGGTTCACTAGCAGGACGTTGCACATTTAATTTAGACCCACGGATTATCTGTTGTTGTGCAACATCAGCAGCTTCTGGCGTTACATCAAAGTTTTCAACAAAGTCGCGCAGTTGAGTATTAACTACTCTCATTTGATCGGCATCATCTGAAAGGTATGCATCAATATAATCACGCATGTAATCCCTTACCTGTGCTGTTTGCATGTTGTCTGCGCCAACCATTGGCATGGATCGTATTAAACTCTTCATTACCTGTTCTGCAGCAGCAGCTCGGCTATTAGGGTCAGCAATACCATTTCCATCCATTAACTCATCAGCGTATGTACGGATAACATTCTTGGCTTGGTTTGCCATCGAGAACACAGTTGATCGGTGATTATCAATTGCTGTTTGCCTTGCTTCCTTTTCTAATCCAGCAATAGCCTTTTCAGCTGTACCAAAAGATCTTCCTCTAGTACTTGTCGCATTCATAGCCCAGTTGACTTGTGCATCAGGCCGTAAACTATCGGCTGCTCCATATGCATCTAGGAAACCAAGTAATTGGCGTCCCTGTCGTGGAGTAGCTTTTTGCAGAAACTTTAATACCTCTGCAGTTTCAATCTTATTGTTTTTATCTACGTAGATACCGATCTCTTCAATCAAGTACTTACGTCGCTCTGCAGCATCTGGCCCAGATGGCTCAACGATATTCTGCAAGTGAACACGCATGTCATTGACTTGCTGTCGCTTGTAATCTGCATTTACTGCTCCACCAGAACTAGTATCATTCGCAGCCTTACCAAGAAGTGCAGTTGCTTGTTGCTGTCCAGTATTTAACGGAGCAGAGGATGTCATTGGGCGACCAAAGATGTCTTTAGCCTGTACCCATGAGGACCCTTGTTTTTCGTACACAGGATAATCGACAAATCCATCAGCGCCACGTTTTACCGACACCGTCATTTGCGCAGGGATTGGATTACCTTCTCGGTCAACAGGTGTAACTAAAACTGAATTACTAGAACGAGCCGTAGTTGACCCAGTACTTGAAAAGTATCTGTTAATGTCTACTTTTGAATCACCAGTAATCCATGCACTAAGCATGTCTGTAACCTGTGACACGCGACTAGCAGAACCAGTTGCAGCAATAGGTCGTGAATAATCTGGGCCATCAGGTGTCATGGCAAATAGATGTTTTCGTCCAGCACCAACTGAGACAAAATCATCTAAGTTGTTCATCGCCTTGTCGCGTGACCGTCTCAGTTCTGCCAGCATTGACTTAGCTGCAGATTCTTGATATCCACTTAGATTTCCAGAGTTGATTTGGAAGTTTAACTTACTGATTGCATCATCAACTGCATTCAGCGTTTGTGAAAACAATGGGTCATTCGCAATTGCCTTTGATCCATCTTTATTTGGAGCTAAATACGTAACAATATCTTCTAATCCAGATGTAGCAGCTAATTCAGTATCTGTATCAGAAATAAATCCTGTGTTGTACGCCTTTTTTGTTTCTCCGGAAAATCCACCAAATAAAGAAGAGTCAACACGGAAGTTTCCTGCTAGTCTTGCAATCAAATGGTCAGGAGACATTTTTAATTGGGATGCTTCGTACTTTTCATCAGCAGTTGCAAAGCTTTGCCTTCTTGCAAGATATGCATCAATACGTTGACGGCGACTACCACCAGCACCAGTGATGTTTTCAAGATCAATCAGTTTTAAATCACGTGGTCGCCCTTGTCCTTCAACTGGATCATTAGGGCCAAATAAGATATCTAGTTGGTCTGTACTTGCGTATGGAGCCATGATACGTTTTGCTAAACCCATATCTTTAGCATTCATAGCATCTTGTACCTTTGGTACATCCATTTCAAATTGATCTTCTTTGCCAGCAATATCAAACGTAAACAAGTTACGCATTGCACGCTTGACTCCAAATGGAGCAGTAATCGCATCCATAACAACTTGCTTTGCTTCGTTATCATTGGAATCAAAAATTTGCTTGATAGTGTTATCTGTATCAACTACCTGTAAGTTAAACGCTAAGGCATTTTGAAAATATTGTCCAAGAGGTGTTTTGTGCAGAGTGTGAAAAGCTTCGATTGGATCATTGTTTGAGAATGCATCATAAAACGGTGTTGTAAAACTATTCATCAATCGAACAGCTGCAGAACGAGCAGTTCTGTTACCCACACCTCCGTCTGCAGTACGGTATGTAGCACCTGCTGCAAAGTTTTCACCAGCATCATCTATGGCATTTTTCATCACCATAGCTGTTGCGCCACGAATCCTATCGAATGACGCAACGTTTTTGGCTACTTGCCCACTTGCGCCAGTCCTAAACACGGCACCAAGTACTGGATCAGCTGCATACCACTTTTCAATGCCTTCCGAATACATCTTCATTGTGGGGTCGCCATATAAAGATGTATTAAAATAGCTTCTAGCGTCTTCTACGTCGGCATCGTTATTCAGAGGAATAGATGCTAGGTACGCAATAGCACCTTTGGCTATACGTGTTTTTGCCGTATTGTTGAATTGCTGTTGAGTACCAACATTTACAGCACTGGACAAAATGTTATAACCAGCACTTTGCGTAATTGCTTCTGACTCTGTGCGGTATTGAGTAGCCTTATTTGATATCTGTGTACGCAATGTATCTAACTGAGTTGGCGTAAACAAATCTTGTCCAGTTGATCTCTTGTACTCAACCATAACTTCATCAAGAGTCTTGCCATAGGAAGTTCGTGCAATTTGTGTAAATGGATGGTTTTCATTGATGGTCGTATTTTGACCCCAGATAGAACCAACCTCACTAATTAATCCACGATCAAGATTTTCCGCACGAGTAAGATTTTTCCGTGCTTCACCAGCTAATTGATTATGTACTGTTTGAATAATGCCGAATGGATTGTTTGACATTCCACCTTTTTTAACAGTATCGCGAATCAAAGTGTCTGCACGTAATGTTGTACGTAACGCAGCAGGTGGTTGACTCAACGGGTCTACCATGACAAACGCATCACCGGAGATTTTGCGTTTCTCCGCCATCGCTGCGCGTTGTATTTCCTCTTCCGTCTGAGGTATTTCGCTAGTCATACCTTGACCAAAACTAGGGCGCTGCATGCTACCTAACTGAGCATCACGCTGTTCTTGTGTAAGTGCTCCTGCTTGAAATGCAGATTCAATACCCGCGTCATATCGCGCAGATGCCATGAGGTCGTCAGCTGATGTACGTGGACTTGGACCAGCTCCCTGACCTGTAGGGCGAACGTCTTGGATACGTGTTTGTGTTGGTGGCAATTCAGTGCCAGCGGCTTCAGCTGCTTGTGATGCAGCTTCGTAGTCTAAATCACGACCAGCCTTTTTAATTATCTTATTGCCACTAGCATCTAACTTAGGTGTAAATGTAACTTTCCCGCTAATAGGGTCTACTGATGATTCACCTTCGTATTCAGTAAATGCTGGCTTAGTACCACCTTCTTGACTGCGCCAATCATAAGAAGGCAAATCGGCTCCACCAGTACCTCTTACTGGTGCTGCCTTTCGTAATGGACCAACTGCCTTTGGCTTTACAGGTCCGCGACCTTGTGACAACAGATCAAGCAATCCACCTAAATCTGGGGTTGCTCCTGTACCACTACCAGCTTGTTGTGCTGCTGGTGCTGTAGCAGGTGGTGGCATCTGCGGTGCTGGTTGACCAGCGGGAGGTACTGGAGTAGAAGGCGTACCTGCTGGAGGTTGCGCATTTTTCTTCTCATCGTCCATCATCATATTCAACAACGCAGATGCCATATATCACCTATTACTTCATTAACGACTTGGTAAAGTAAGACGCATTGGATGGTAGATCCTTTTTCTTAGGGGCTACCTTAGCAGCAGCAGGGCCTTTAGCTACCATGCGCCCACTACTATCAGACTGTCGTCCTGCGACTTTACCTTTAGTGAATCCGCGATATTCAGCATCGCTAACTTCACGTGCAGCACGAATGCCTGTAGCAGCAAGAGTGCCAGCTGCACCTGCAAGAAGACCTTGAGCACGACCTGTACTGCGTGCATTCTTTGGCCAGTTTGCTTCAATCTTTGGAGGCATTTTGCCACCTTGACGATACACTTTTTTAGGGGGAGTTCCACCGGGCATAGCTTACCTTCTTCCTTTTGATGCTTCTAATGCATTAGCAATTCCTAAAAGCGCACCAAAACTTTTAGTTCCCATGGCCTTACCAGATCCAAGAGTAATTTTACTCTTTTCAAAACTAGATGGCATACGACCTCTTGACGATTCTATAACTTTTGATGTAGCCGTTTCTACGTTTGCACGTTTATCGCGTATTCTCGTTGTTGGGCTACCATCAGGACCAGCATAACCGCGTTGTCTATTTGTGAAGTTATTACCTAACCGAGTCGCATAAAAGTATTGACTCTCTCCGGGTTCTGGTGGAGGAGGAGTCCAACCAGCTGCATGCCAGCGATCAAGAGCTTTTTGCGTAGTCATGGTAATAGCTTGTGGTTTACCAGTTGGCGTATAAAATTGAGGCCCTTTGTTCTGTGGCATACGGTTACCTTATTTCACGCGTTTTAAACGTGGGTTACTGCGCTTTGCTGCCTTTGATGCATTGCGCGTAGACGCTGCAAGAATAGCACCAGCTGCTTCTTTACTCACGCCTTGCTTACGTGCAATTTTATTTTGCACTGCCTTAAATCCGGGGTGTTTTTTTAGTACTTGCATCCGCAGTTAGCCTTACCGCATTTAGGACATTTCTTGCCCTTGCCGTATTCTGCTGCTTCATGTTTTTCCATTGCTTTTGGGGACAAACCCTTTTTGCTATATTCTTTCTTTTCCATTGCAGCCATAGATTTCTTCATTCCAGCATGACCACCCATTTTCATGCCCATCATCTGACCTAGTGATTGTTTTCTCATTTACAGTTCCACGCTCTCAATGATTTATTGATCCTACTATTAGGATCTCGTGCCGTCTTAGCTGAAGTGTTCTTTGCTTTCATTCCAGACATGCGTGCGCAAAATGACGCTCGTCGTCCAGCGTCTGCAGATGTTTTTGGATTTGGTGCAGGTGGTTTCAGATTAGCCCCAGTCGTGCGTTTAAAATGAGCACGTCCAGCGGCATTTAATCCACCAGCAGGGTTTTGGTATTTTTTTACTACTCCCACTATTACCCCCTTATGTTACACGCGCTATCCATAACGCGAGCCTTGGCTTTGCCTGATCCATTTCCACTATTGGATTTAGGTTTTACTGGAGTTACCTTTTTAGGTTGTGGTTTGACAACTGGTTTCTGAATCACGGGAGGTTCATCTCGTGAGCGGTCCCGTCCAGTTGCAACTAAGGCTCCAGCCAATCCGCCTATTAGACCAAATTTAGGAGCAAACCGTACCGCGTTTCGCCCAGACGATTGCTTCATGGGTACAGGTTTTTGAGTAGGTGGCGTTGACACAGACGAGTTTGAATTAACTGTATTAGTTACACGGGCTGTGCTAGAAGATGCATTTCCGTTTGTGTTATTTCCGCTTGTCTTATTAGTTACGATTGTATTTGACGATTGTTTACTTGAAGATGGTTTATTACTAGTTGGTGTATTTGTTGATGGCTTATTACTAGTTGGTGTGTTTGTTGATGGCTTATTACCACTGGTGCTATCGGATTTAGGAACAGATGGCGAGGCTGGCTTATTATTGTAAGGCACTGGTGAAGGTGCTGATTTGTTACTGTAAGCCACTGGTCGTGGCATAGGCTTATTGGAAACAGGAACAGATGGAGCCATTGGCCTTGAAGCAGCACGCGGCATACTACCTTTGGCTGCAATATCAGGTGGTGCTTTAAGAGTCTGTTTAGCTCCATCAGGCTTGGCTTTAAGCGATTGCTTGGCGTTATCGGGTTGCTTCTTTTCGTTTTGCATAATACACCTTGAATGCATTATACATAAAAAGACCCGCTATATGCGGGTCTCAACACTTAGTCTGCGAATGGATCTTCTATGTCAGAAGTAGGCAACATTCCTGCAGGTTTCGGATTTGGAACACTGTCTTGTTCCTTCCTAGAATCTAGTAATTGCCAGTTATCAATCATAATCTTTACTGATTGCTGCTTTACGCCTTCTTTGTTAACGTATTGATCAAGTTGAATCTTGCCAACAATACCAATAAGACGACCCTTTTGTGCGTACTCGGCCAAAGCATCACCCTGTTGACCAAAGGCCGTACAACTAAAGAAGTCTGTTTCTTTTTCACGCCCTTTACGGTCTACTGCTACGCGAATACTACAAACAGATTTACCGCTTGGTGTTTGCCGAGACTCTGGATCAGCAACCAACCGTCCTACAATAGTGCATTGATTAATCATGGTGATATGATTATATCAGATGTATTACATCGGACAGGAGGGTTTACTATGAGTTGGTTAAGCAAAACACTGAAAAAGTTTAGCGGTGACAAGATCCCTGAAATTGATTTCTCTGAGTCTTTTGTCGCTAAAAATGTAACAATTATTACAGTCCAGCGGTTATTGTTAGAGCTTGGGGACAATGATCTTCGTAGACTCTGGCACATGATTGGAAATGAGCTAGCTAAGCGCAAGAATCAATAGTACACAGAGCGTTGATTTTACTCAGCGCTCTTTTCTTCTTTTATCCAGTACTTTTCAAATGCTTTTGTTGTGTTTGGAAGCACTTCACATAAAACATTCCAGCAATCTGTAGCAATTTCACGATGCTCTAGCTGTGTGTGGCTATCCATTCGTACCCTGCAATAGTGCAACCAATCCCTGACTGTCCCCTTCATATACATCCTTGTGCCAACACACATGGGAAGTACCATTCTTGCTGATTCCAAGGCAACTCCAGACTTAACTAGATCGTCATATGCTCTAATTGCCACTAGGATTGGCGCAAGAGCCTTGTTATCCATTTGAAATTGCGTCTCTGTATCTTCAAAAAGCAAGCTGCTTTGACGATTGGTGCTACCTTTACGTCGCATTGATGGAAGATCCAGCTCTATTTTGCTTGGGTTGGCATATCGTTGGCTAAATTCTTGGAAATGGAAGCTCCTGTGACGCAGTATTTGTGCTGCAATAGCCCTAGATGTATAGATTTCCATGACAACATCAGCCATTTGGAACACAGACCAGTGTTCTTTACGCATACAGTAGTTAAGCAGCTTGACGTAGTCTGGATTATCTTCGTTATCTGATGAAACACGTGCAAGGTGAATCATGAATTCTTCTGCGTCGGGCTGAATATACTTGAGTGTTGCTGCCATTTTTGCTCCTATGCCTCAGACGGGACTCGAACCCGTACGTCTTGCGACAACAGATTTTAAGTCTGTCGTGTCTACCGTTCCACCACCGAGGCTGATGGCGTATTGTATCACCAAGTATTACATGGTAGTATATTTACAAGACGCGATGATAGTTTAAAAAGTCCGCCCATCATGCCCGAGAGACATTTAAACCGAGCGAATTAGAAGCCCCTTCACAGAGGGGCTTCTGTTATTATTGCCGTTGCTTTAATTGCTTTTCGTTTAGTTCCACCAAAGTACTCGTATGCTTCTAGAGACTTTGTAACTTCCACATTGAGTGTTGTTGGTGATTTGTCTGTCTTTACATGGACTAATCGTCGTCCGTATTTATCTGCTTTTTGAAGTACCTGAATGCTAAATCGTTCAGCTGTATTTTGCCTTGAGGTAAACCATTCCTTTGCTGTATCCGTAGCAGCTTTACCTTCCGTAGTGTTTTTCTCTGGTGTGTCCACGCCAAAGAGGCGACAGTGCTGATCCATAAGCCAAATACCAAAACCGAGATCAATGTCGCAAACGAAAGTATCTCCGTCGATGATGCGCTTAAAGCGAATACCATATTCATACATTACTTTTTCATCCCCATAATGTTGCTCATACGTGGTCGTTTTGCTGACTCGTATTTTTGTGTATCTCTACTCATAATTTCGTGCAGTTTATATTCGGCATCATTTGCTGCTTTTTTATTTGGATACATGGCGTATAGTCCAGTTTTTTTGGCATGACTAACTACGTCATCCATGTTCTCATTCACTTTGCCATTGAAGTAACTTGGTGCGTACATTACACCTTCATCAAAATCAATTCGTGTGCCACGAAATGTAGTTGTTTTGTTGCCATCTTTAAGACCACCTTTAGCTAGGTTTGATCTATGGTAGTTAATAAGTTTACGCTCGTCTGCTCGTAGTGGATCTTTCATCGATGTCTTGCTGCCTTCTGTGCAACTGTACGTGGTTGCGCTACGAACTGCTTACCTGCTTTATTGCCAGCTGCTTTAGTTCTATTAGTAGAAGCTATTTCGCTCTTAGACAATGAACCCCATGCCTTATCTGGCAAGTATCTTTTGGTTCCATTAGAAGGAGTCCCATCACTAGTACGCCACTTCTGATCAGTCCATTTAGAGAGACTATTGTCACTAGTCTTTGGCCCTACGTATGACCCACCAGATGACTTGTATTTTTGTGTTGCAAGTTGTGCTTTGCGTGCTGACCACTCACCGGGATCACCACCTTTAGTCCCTGCTTTAACACTAGCGACGATGCGTTTCCATTTAGCTGGATCTCGTTTAGTTGCTGTAGCCATATGGCATTATAGCCAAAAAAGACCAGCGTGGCTGACTGGTCTTTCTTGTTTGCAGAGTTTGAATTTGACGGGGCAGAAGGGAGGTTTCTGGCCTTTCAAAGCTCACCTCTCGGTGGCAAAAATATAATACCACCCTCCGGTAGAAAGAGTAAGGGCCGGAGAGTGGCATCATCCCCAGAGCGTTTGCATACATGGGGGACTCCTACTGCTGGGATCGAACCAGCGACCATTCGGTTAACAGCCGAACGCTCTACCGCTGAGCTAAGTAGGATAACAAACTACTCTATGGCTCCTTTGAGCCAATTGTTGATACGATCCGTAAATGGTTGACGTAAAACGTTATCGCTTCTCTCACGAACCAACTTTGGTTCCTCTTGGATACCATTGATTGTATGTTGGCCAACATCTCCGGTGTCATGCGTAGTACAAACATGCACGGGTAATTGACCTCCCTCTGTTTCTTTATCTTCATGCATTAATCCTTTACATACATGCACAACAGTCTCAGCGTATTTTGAGTTCTTGGTTAATGCGTATGCAAGAAACCAAAGTGCTTTAAGCACATCCTCGTTGTATGAGGATTCTTTTTTCTTACCGGCCCTAGCAAGGTATGCCACAGCAGTAAAAAGATACCTGTCAAGGTTCCACGCATCCGCTGCGTGTACTGGTTGCAACTCATCATCATTGTAGTAGGCCATGTTATACACCCGTAGATCCAAATCCACCAGCACCCCGTGGAGTGTCAAACAACGATCCAGACTCAACTACCACTGGCTCACACATGCACACAGGAGCAATAACAAGTTGTGCTATGCGCATGCCGGGTACAAACACAAACGTTTCAGCACTCATGTTTTTGATGATGACTTTGATCTCACCAGTGTAGTCTGCATCAATCGTACCGGGGCTATTTAAGACGATAATGCCGTGCTTATAAGCCATTCCGCTACGAGTACGCACCTGTGCCTCAAAACCCTCGTGTAGCTTAATTTTCATGCCCGTAGGCACTAACACAATTTGGTCTGGGCGAACAGGCATAGTCTTATCAGCTATGTACTGGAGATCTATTCCTGATGCTTGTTTTGTAGCGCGGTGTGGATCAAATAGATACTCGCTAGTGCTACTACCGCAATAAATAATTTCAAGGCGATCCACTACTCCGCAGCTCCAGCCTCAACTACTGTAACGACGCTATCTAACGCCATCTGTAAGAAGTCAATAACAAACCGAGCTGGCACCTTTACACCGTCATTACGGAGGTTTGCGCAGTACTGAGCAGCTTCAACCAAGCTGAGTTGAGTGCGGTACTGAGGCACATTGCCGTCATCCTTGCGCTTAACTGTAACGGAGTATCCTTCACGGGCACTCTGCTGCACTGTTACTTCACTGTCACTACCCTGCGTTAATAAAAACATAGCACACCTCAATATATGTATAACATATGGTACCACAATTGTATGGGACCCATTTTTCTACGCGGGTAAGAGTTTCTCCGATGGGAGAAATAGATAATAGAGTATAGAGAATATATGCGTCGGAGTCACATTCTAAGCGACTGAGCGGGGGTAGGGGCTTGCCATGGGGGTGGTGGGGGTGGGTTTTCCAGCTTAGCATCTAAGCGTCGGTTGCTTTCTTGTATACCATGTGTGTAGCCGACGCTCCTTGCGTTCGCTACAGGGTGCGCAGGGTGTAGCGTATACACCTTGCGCGCCCTTTTGTCGTTTATACGCCTATTATCGTTGTTTCATTGATGTTTCTGTTAGTCACAAGGAGTTTAGTTACCATGTCTACAATTCGCGCTGAGTTTATCAATGTCGTTTCCCTGTTAGAGTCTGAGTTTCCAGAGTCCAATATCTCTAACTGCTGTCGCAACATGTTGCGCAACGCTACTGCACCTGACCGCCCGGTGTCCAAGTGGCATGTCGTCACCCGTCGTGGCAATGTCCCTGAGACTTGGGATGCCACCGTTGCTATCACTGACCTTCGTAACACGGTTGCCCTTGCGCATCGTGAAGGTTTCTTGGACGATGCTGGTTACAAGCAGTTTGAGATTGCCATCCACGAGTGGAAGGAAGACCTCAAGGTTGAGAAGGTTGAGGATGCCTTCGCTATCCTTCAGAAGTCCATCCGCCGGGATGCACGTCGGTTGGCTAAGGGGGGCTAGTCCCCTTGACCTACTCGGGACTCAATCCCGGGTAGGTTTTTTTATATCTATTTTTTTGAAAAACACAGGAGAAAAATATATGGCAGTTGTTATTACCCGGCATCTTGGTGCTGTTGATTGGTTGATTCGTCACGGGTTTATCAAGAACGACCCTAACGAGGATTGTGTTATTGACCACGCTACTGAAGCAGATGTACGTGGACAGGTTGTATATGGCGTATTGCCATTACACCTTGCGAGTAAGGCAGCATGTGTATGGAGTATTGATATTCCTAACCTGCCTGTGAATCGCAGGGGAACTGAGCTGAGCGCAGACGATATGGATGCGTTCGGTGCGCATTGCACACGCTATTACGTGCAGTGTATTGAGACACGCACATCAGGTGCGTTCAAGGAGGAAAGCAAGTGAAGACACGCAAGTATTGGGCCGATGATCGGTCACGGTTGGATGATGACCAACAGGACTTGGATGACGCGACTGCTGTTATTGCAGCCCTATCGGGTTGTGATGACGATAATGTCCCGACATCACAAGCGAGCGGGAGTTTGCGTGGTGTTTGGGTTCGCTCAAACGATGACGCTATCTTGCGCAGGTTTCGTCGTATTCGCTGAGGAAATGAAGCGATGTATCCCCACTGGAGTAATCTGGTGGGGTTTTTTTATGGGAGTTTAATATGAAGATCAAGATGACAACAGCTGAGAAAGCTTACGTAGTTATGGGCTTTGTTGCCCTCATGCTCGCAGGGTTTGCGATGTACCAACAGAGCTTAGTTCAGGCAGCTGAGTTTCGTGCTCACATTGCTGAAGAACTGTTGGAGAAATCACAGGACGCTTTGGTCAATCAAGAAGTAACGGCAGGTAAGTAATGAAGACACTGGCATATAGCGGATGGCGCGTAGTTAACGGCAAGCGCCGTTGGGTGACGGTTGAGTTTCTTGGCGGTCACTTGTTTGAGTTTCGTGTTGGTTGGTTCTTTCCAGCCAAGACACAAGCAGTATGGTTGTGCAACGGACGCTTCAATGATTTCGTTGACGCAACACTCACTTGGATGTAATGCGGTAATCGGAGGGGCGCAAGCCCCTCCATTTTTTTGTAGGAGTTTATTATGAATAGCAACAAGACATCGGGCAAATGGCACAGCACTGACGAACTGCGCCGTCTCAACAATCAACTCGAAGAACTTATCCGTGACATGGAAAAGCATGTACTGCGTGACGGCAATCCATTGCACGCACACTACACAGCGGTGATCGCATTCGCTGAACTCATTGAGCGTCAAGCTCGGAAAGACCAAGGAAACCTGTAATGCAACGACCAACATTCAACAACCTGTATGCCATCTTCTCTGAAGGAGGTGGCGTACGGGAACTCATCTCATCAACAGACACAACAGAACGAGAATACATCGAAGGCGAGATGGTCGTTCACTGTGATGACAATGACCAAGTATGGGCGATTGTCTTTGAAGACACTGACACGGCTGAACACGTGCGTCAAGAATACATCGACGCAACTGGTAACTCAGACGTTGAGGTTAAACCTACACTCGCTACCTCAGTTGAAGAACACCACAACTATAGACTCTATCGTTACGATGGAGAATGGGAGGACATCACACACAAAAACTACATCGAACGGATGCTAGTTGACTAGTCGTCACGGAGGGGTCAGAAATTATACCCCTCTAATTTTTACTGGGGGGAGGGGTCGGATTCTACCCCCCTCATATATATTGAATAATACTCAATGTAATACTTATAATGTATCCGACAAGGAGTTTAGAATGAACACAATCACCGTACCTTTTAGTGCACTGTCATCCGCTGAACAAAAGCGACTCATCAAGGCTGGCATCGTCAAAGCACCTCTTGACCCAATGTTCGCTACCAAGCGTGACTGGTTCTACATCTGCTTGGAATCGAAGACAATCGGACGTGACCGCGTTGCATATCTTTGTGGTGTAACACTGACAACGTTCAATACATACATGAGCAACGATGACCGTCGCTGGGAATTGATGGATCGTTTTTACGAAACAACTCAACCACGTCAACGTGATGTGACACTCATGTCAAATGCATTACGTAACGTGGCACGTAAAGCTGATGAAAGCAGGTCAACCAATGAGTAAATGGCCAATTGGCAGTAGAGTCCAGTCTGTTCGCAGACCGGGCTTCTACGGCACTGTGGTTAGCGAAGAAGACAACTTCTACGTCAACCAAGCACACAACAGAATCAAAGTTAAGTGGGACAAGGTTAGTAAGGACTCACGTGGTAGGTGGAAGTCTGGTGTACTAGACGAACTGCCTGTTGACTTGCGTGACTCACGTTCAAAAGACCTTTTACCCGACGCGGAGAAAAAGATGACACCCGCTGAGTACAGTCGCTTACTCAGCAACGTGAAATACAAAGAACTATGACACTACTAATCGCTTGCATCTGCACCGTCATCCTGTCACTTATCTATTTGGCAGGATGGTTTTTTTCTAGCATCTTTAAATATCAAAAGGACATCGACAATGACAACTGAAGACAAGAAAATCGCCTACTGGAAGTGGGTAAACGAAATGGTTCTTATCAATGACATGGCAAACATGTTTTTACCTAAGTCATTAAAATCTGATTTTAAGGAAGAACTACCAGACACTGATGATGTCGAGACACAGTATCAATTTATGCTTGGATACAACACAAGCAAAGCCAAGCAATTGAGAGAGGAAATGAGTAAATGACGAACAACGAATACATATCACCTGATGATGCAGCAAATGCCGTGTATGAAATCATACGCGGTCCATACAAACATCCATACGACATGATGCTATCAAGCAGTGGCAGTCGCTCCTGCTTCAAGCGACACGGTCGAACAACCCTGACACAAAACTACACTGTAGAGTTTGAGACCGATGTTCCATATCAAGCCTATCGATTGCAAGTAGGTGCTGACTTACTTGGTGATAGCGGTGACGCACAAATTTCATTGCACGGAGCTGGCTTGATGGCTTACTACGTGTTCCCTGCTGATATTGACAGCCTTGAACTTTGGCTCGTTCAATTCAGAATATGTTTGCGCCGTGAGTTTACAAAAGACACACAAATGAAAGAGAAAACAAATGACTAAACACTACAAGATCCTTATTCTCCGCTTCGCATACCTCCACATCCATCCGGGTGGAGGTTTCGAGCGACTCATCAAGCTTGCTCCGGGATTTCAACAGCGCCTTGATCGAGAAGCACGCATGTTTCTTGCTGAGCTTTTGGATTTTGCTGATGCTCATGTGCCACATGACACTCGCAATGCACAAGGCTTTGATGACTGGCTTGGACAAGAACCAGATGCTAGTGAAGAAGCACTATTCAATAAATGGATGGCAGCTCTTTCCGAGGTGCCATATCCAACGCCAAAAGGATGGGAGGAGGTAGATACTACCAGTGCCTAGATACACTTATCACAATCAGATGCATGACTTTCAGGGCCGAGCAATCGGCCCTGTTGGTGTCTTTCATACCGCATTAACTGCAAGAGCAGTAGCTATGATTCATGTCTACTGCCAATATCATGTCATGCAAATAAGAATCACACGATGCCTTGAGAATACATACGAGTTCAAGCCATATGCGATTGTTTACATGAACATTGTTACTAATAAAGCGATGACAAGTAGAAGGAAAGTATTTTAAATGAGATTTAAATATGAAGTTCTTTATGGGAGCTTAGTTATTGAAGCGCTCCTTAAAGAGAAATTGATTACAAAAGATCATTACGATCATATGTGGGAAGTATTTGTCGATCGAGGTAATGAATTGACATATACATTGATTGATTTAGCTGATGTTTTAATTAATCTTGAGCAAGTTGATTGCGAAATGATTGTTAATTACATGACAGCCAACCATAACTTAATTGAGTTTTACACCACTAAGCTCGCTATCTAATGTTTGTGTGAGGGGTGCGTCTCACTAACAACGCATAGAAAAGAAACACAATCATCATGTCTACAGTTAACCTTTACACAAACTACTTCTCTGACCGCGTTGTTGCTAACCACGAGCGTTTGCTTGCTGGCACGCTTGGAGCGTACGAATACTACGAGTCTTTATGTCACGATGTACATATGAATATCAACGACAGTCGGTTCAAGGTCGTTTACAAGCTGCGCATTGACATTGCTGACAAAGAGAGTGTCGCATTACCTAAGCCAAAGGTAACCGTCGAGGTTACATTTGAAGCATATGAAAATGAAGATGTATCAATCTGCTCACCATCTGCTAGTAAGACGATTAAGTATAACGTCACTATTACAACGGAAGAAATTACTGAGCAGGTGAAAGAGGCTATTGATAAGTACCGAGAACTTATCAATGACTATCCTATGCCTCATCTTGACTTTGACTTCTGGACTCAGACTGCTAAGTTAATGAAGCAGTTTGATAAGAATGGTGCATCGACAGCACGTGACAACTCAGACTTCCTTGAGTTGATCTAGATTTATGTGAGGGGTGCGTCTCACTAACAACGCACAGAAATAGAACACAATGAATAAAACAACATGGTATCAACGCAAAATCAGCCTTGATGACGGGACAGTGATATCCATCATCTGTACTGAAGACATAAGTTATGGTCATGCCGACAAACTGTTTGAGTGTGCATTAGTTGCACCAGATGGCAGCATAGATGACGAAAAACTCAAGGGCTACCTAGATTTTGATCAAGTAGCAGAATACATAAAAAACGCGAAGAAACAACACAATGAGCAGGTAACCGAAACATTAAAACCGACAGAAAAATCACGAGGGACATATATATTTGGAGTGACTAATTACAAGGATTATTAATCAACGCACAGAAATAGAACACAATGACTGACGAACAAAAGAAACATCGTTACTATAACTGGGTTCGTGAACAAAGATGTCTTAGTCTAATGCTTGGCAAAACGTGGGAAGAGCCAGTTAAAGAAGATGGTACCGATGAAGATGACATCAATATCTTATGGAATTTCTATACCAGTACCATCAAACGTCAATTGGATGAACTCGTAATTAAACTTACAGAGTTAGAAAGAAAAACACAATGACAAAACGAGATAAAGCACATATGGATGCAGTACTTAAGCATTGCAATCTTGATGTATTTACATACAGCCCCGGTGACGGCGTAACACGATACAAGTTTGCCCGTAAAGGTTTGTATGGCGATTACTTTGTAGCCAGTATTGGAGCGCAAGCCTGTGGATTTAGCGAGGCCATGACATGGTTGTATGGCTATCAACAAGCACTTATGGATCATCACATGAATGGAGAGAAAATTTAATGAATAGAACAATCTGTTTGGTTAGTGTAGAAATGTTTAACGCCCCCGGAATGTTGCGGTGGGCACGTCACTTTTATCGTATGACGAACTGCTCAAAGAAAGACAAAAAGTATTTCTTGGGTGTGATGGAAGCATGGGTAACAGACAAGGCAACTGCAAAATATTGCCTTGAATGTCCTGATGATGTCATCGTATGGGATGACAAAGATGAGACTGTCACAATAACAATAAAGGTACCAAAATGAGTTTTGAATTTAGACCTATCAAATATACGTTCTGGAATACGTTCCAAGACAACACACCAAACGATTTCGTCTGTACGTACATCGAACCGCATTATGGTAACCCATGCTTCATCAAAATAAGACGTAAGCTTGCGGTCGAAATCGGATGCACTCGTCTGCGCAGAGGAGTTGAGTATCACAGAGGTGATATGGAATGCTCTATGTGGAGTGAAAGACATGCTGTCATTGGCTATGCCGAAGTGTTAGCACCAGTAACAGTTGAGTCAAAAGCGCAAGCATTAGCAGTGTGTGAGTTTATGGAGTTGAAACAATAATGAGTGAATGGTTTAGCTTGGAAGATCGTAACTTTTATAGCGACTATCGTGTTAGATGTATTGACGATCGATGGTGGACAGAAATTGATGAAAACAAAATGTATGCTCGCCACAAATACGATACTGAAGATGGGTGCCAAGTGTGGCATCCATTTAAGTATGAGACCTGCCCTGTGTGCAGAGGAAAAGGCAGTCATGTCAATCCTAATATTGATTCTGGCGGACTAACCTTTGAAGACATGTATGACGATGGATTCAGAGATGATTATCTATCTGGTGTTTATGATCAGCCATGTAATTTATGCAGAGGCATACGAGTCATACCAATCATGAATGGGAAACCTAAATTGAAGGAGGTAAACAACACTGATGAATGACGATGACATATTTCTACAAGCATGGAATGAAATCATAGAAGACAAAGAGGTGGCACAAGAGTGCTACCTCTCTCTTTATGAACAAATACCTTATTATGGTGGGCCAGAGGAAGGAGGATGGTGGGGATACTTTCATATACTCAAACAGTATTGCAAGTGTCCAACACAAGAACACGCAGAAGAGTTACGCAAGAAGTTAGAAATACACTGTAAAGAATTAACAGAAGAAGCAAAACGAGCCGATGGTGAGCATTGTTTGCATTACATAAAGCAAGCCGAAGCACGTAATGAAGATGTAGATGATTATGGATATGACGGACCAATGTCATATTACGTAATCATCGAATCGGTAGCCGGACAAAATCAAGTAACAGAAAGAAGCCACTATGAATAACATGACAGCACAACAGTATCTCAACAAGTTTGGGCTTGACCCAGATCCAAATCTATTTACTAATGTACGCAATGGGCGAATCATGAGACCCAAGTACAACTCATACTGTGTATATGATGGCGTAAGCCAGTTAGATAAACAATCTCGTATCGTCTGCATTATGTCTAACTGTCAGACAAATAATGAGGACTGGAACATCAAGACTGGTGACATGATCCAGTCATACATAATCATGCGTGATGTGCATCCACAAGATGCAATCGACCAGCTACTTGACGGTTGCATTTGCGGTAATTGTACACATCGCAAGCGACGCAAGCGTCATACTCGCACTGCCAAAATCAAAGATGTGCGTACGTGTTACGTCAATATTGGCAAGGGCACTACTGCTGTTTGGGAATCATTCCATAAGGGCAATATCCCAATCGTTTCCAGTACAGTTGCTGCAACTATACAAATGGTTGCTGGCAAAAAGTTGCGTATGGGTAGTTACGGTGATCCAGTTGCAGTTCCATACCCAATATGGGGCGACATGCTGCGCTACTCACTTGGACATACTGGCTATACACACCAATGGCGTGAGCGTATCGCACAACCATTCCGTGGAATGCTTCAAGCATCATGCGACTCATACATTGATAGATGGGAAGCAAAAGATGCTGGCTGGGGCACGTTCCTAGTTCGTCCACATGATGGCTACATTGACAAACGTCACACTGCTTATGCTCGTGGGTGTAAGCAGTGCCCAAGCGATCCTGTCATTAACGAGATCAGAGCAATACGCAATATGCTACCTATGATTGTGACGTGCAATACGTGCCCTGCGTCTCTACGATGTGATGGCGATAGCGATATCGTCATCCGTGCCCACGGCTCAGCTGCGCTGTGGGTTTAATTAAACACAATAAAAACGAGGTAAATAAACATGTTCTATTCAATAGCTGATTATGACGAATGGTCATCTGACCATTGGGACGGACAAGGGCACTACACCAAAGATGGTGAGTGCTTATCGCCAGCGTGTGGCGCGTACTTTATGGCTGCGCTTGGTAAACGTATTTTCAAATCTATTGACGTGCGTTACACAGATGCAGCAATACGTAGATTTATTTGTGAAGAGGAAGCACAAGGGGAGGTGAAAGTTACTGAGGATGAAATTACAAACTTCATTGCTTTAGTACAGTCCGTGTACCACGAACGCACCATAGAAGAATTTAATGAGGCTATGTGGGAATACATCTGTGACTCTACATACAGCGAGTGGAATGACATATTTAGTGCGCATGACTTAGGTTATGCATGCAAGTTAGAAGAACCAGAAGGGTGGCCAATAGGATGACAGAAAAAGAATGGGACATTAAGGATTTAGCTTTTGAAAAAGCGTTGCGCAAACTGCGGGAGGAATTCCCGGAGTTTTATGTTGAAGCGTGGGGGCCATACGACTTTGTTTGTGGAGTAAGTCGAGATGAGTTTCTATCACACGACTTAATCATGGCCGAAATTATTGAGCGAGCAAACGAATGGCCAGATGTTGTAAATGAATTACACGAAGGGTTTGATGCTAACTATGGCACAAATTGGAACCGACTAGAAATTACAGTAAAGGAAGTACGACGCAATGCAAAATGATTACACATTTGAGCACATGACGCTCACAATCCAATCCATCAACACAGAGTGGTGGTACGAAATGATGATGGACATGATCCAATACAACGATTGGGTCAAGAATGTACGCACCGTTGAACATACAGATACAAACTGGGTGCTTGAGATTATTGATGATGAATGTGAAACACATCTCATATCAGATTTAAATGTATTAGAACACTTACGAAAAGCATGGTCAATTGGAGACCGCACGTTTTTAGAGCCACAAAATATCGATTACGACATCATCGACTGCATTGTGCAGGAGTTGTGCTTTGGTGAGTTAGTTTACGGTTAAGGAGTAAAACAATGCCGAATTGGTGCGATAACACATTTATTGTTTCTGGTGACAACATCGACGATGTAACAAAATGGCAAACAGAAAACACAACTGTAGATAAACACGGTCTCTACCAAGTAGATTTCAATGGATCAGTGCCAATGCCAGATGAAGAAGATGGCAACAACTGGTACACATGGTCTCTGTCCAACTGGGGGACTAAATGGAATGCATGTTACGGATGCATACTGGAGAGCATTGGTAACGATAACGAGTTACGGTATTCGTTCGACACAGCATGGGGGCCACCACGTGAATGGTTCATCACTATGAGTGCAAAGTATCCCAAGCTCAACTTTGTAATGCACTACTCAGAACCGGGCATGTGCTTTGCTGGCACTATGTCTAGACAAGATGGTTACTTTGACGAAGTGCAGCGATGTGACGAAGACTTAACTGATGAAGACAAAGAAGCAATGGGATACACACCATGTGAAGCATGTGGTGGTTGGGAAGAAGAATGTATGTGTGACTAACGTCTGCGGTACAATATATGTATTACTTTAATGATTGAAAGGTTCGTATGTTACAAGATTTAATTAATTTGCTGGATGCCATGAAAAAGAATAGTGATTACAAAGATGGGTGGGACAAACTAGAGCCATTAATTGGACTGAATGGAGTTGTTTCTTTATCGTGGCCACAATGGCGTCTCAAGATTGTTACGTTCCGTATGCCAAAAGAGTGGGATGGCAGTCCTGAAGCAGCAGAAGATGTTCGTACTATAGATAATTTATTCTGGCACAACGATCAAATTATATGGATTACAGACAAAAACAAAAACATGTTTGATGAGTCAACATTAGTGCGTGTTACAGTAGCCGATCTAATAGATGAGTTTCTATCTGGAAAGTGGACTCCGCCATGGAAATGTGGCTATTGCGTTACACGACACAAAGGTTTACTTAGTCCTAAGTTCTAATGCCAACACGACGCAGAAGTAATCATCATGCAGTGGCCTATACCATTAAAGGTTTAGGTCACTGTGTAACTGTCAATACTAAATTTACAGCCAAAGTTATTTATCAACTGTGGATTCAATTGGCACGCGAAAAACAAATGAAAGGATCCGTGACTGTATATGCATTAATGTCGCCAACGTCGTGGTCTGAATGGAGCCGTAAACATATCATCGCCCTAATGAATAACTCATGGAAGTGGCGCATGATGTGCAAGACAATTATTGATAATGAACAAACAAAAGAAATAGAAAGCAACACTAACTTTACAATTAGGGGTGACCTTTATGAATCAAATGCTGAATACACATACAAAGACTTGCCACATACAGTTCTTCATGCATTGCACATGTCAATGCTGTATCCCGAAGTCTTACAATTGTTATTGCGTGCACCTACCGCACTATCAGCTAAGGTAGCTATGAAAACAGCTAACTACATTACATGGCCTGATGGTACAAAAATAGACCACATTGATAAAGTGTGGGAGTACTTACATCTTGAGGTCAAACGATACTGAAAAGGAAGCCAAGATTGGTTGCCTGATTCAGTTTATAGCAGCAGTTATAACATTTACTTTGTTATGGATACACGAAAAGTTACAACGTAAATAGTGAGACAAAACAAAGAAGCTGTATTTCAACAGCAAGTTCGCACATTGCTTTCAGCGTGTGGTTATACCGTCATAGAAGTAGGTAAGTCGAGAGGTAAGACTCGATGTCCTACATGCAAGACGTACCACTACTCTACGGGATGGCAAGGCAATACTATTGGTGCGCCAGACATATACATACACAGAAAAGAATGGCATGGGCTTGCTGTTGGGATAGAACTCAAAACAGAGAAAGGAGTAGTCCGTAAAGAACAACAAGAACTGGCAACACAAGAACTAACAACAATCTGCAGATCACTTGAAGATGTTGTTGATGTAATAAAACGAATAGATAGTCGAATGAATTTGGAAAGTAAATTGGAGAAGATAACTTGGATATTGTAAAACGTTGGCCATTTGATGTTGATAACCATGACGTATGGCTTGACCTAGAGAGCCACAAGACATGTATTATTGCGCGGTCAACTAATAGAAACAAAACAATATCATGCAGTACTAAAAACTCATGGATGTTTTGCAATGTATGGTCAAACAAACAAGACGCTATTACATATTTAAATGAGAATGGTGAGGGGCCTGATGATTACACTCTTGAACAAATAGCATGCGCTGAATTCTTTAGTGTGTATAGAGCAGTCAATTACGATGGAAAGATTATGCTTGTTACTGGCATTACATCTGGTTTACAAGTAACAACAACGTATGTACCAACGCAACGCCTAGTGACTGATCCAACAGTTATGTGGATGTATGCAACGCAAGGCGATGACTTAGTCAAGCGTAACAATGCTCTCGTTGTTGCATTATCACCAGTAACATTAATGTCTGAATTGTATGACTCTACTGATTCATTTGAAAATGATTTTGTAGAAGGTCAATACAAATTACACTGTTGCACGTTAATGGAACTATTAAAGTTGTGCGAGGATGTTTATACAGACGGAGACGTTTACAACTTAAAACGGGAGATGTCATTCAGTAAAGTAATGCATCAAATGATGCTTGAGAAAGAGAGAGATACAAATGTTTAACCCACGCGATCACTTCATCAACCTTAAAGGTAAGCAATACTTGCCAGTCGCAGCTCGTATTGCTTGGTTCAGAGATGAATGTCCAGACTGGACAGTTAACACGTACGCAGTGCCCGAACTTTCGGGTGCTGACTACTGTACATTTGCAGGTGAAATCCTTGATAACAATGGGCGACTTATTGCCAAAGGTCACAAGACAGAACACGAAAAACACTTTGCTGATTACCGTGAGAAGGCAGAGACTGGTGCCATCGGTCGTGCTCTTGCGCTATGTGGATTTGGTACGTTGTTTGCCCAAGAGCTTGAAGAACCTATTACTCCAGCTGGTGACATGCGTATTGTAGATGCACCACAACCAAATAAGGCACCTGCACTTACACCGGGTAAGCAGTTTGCTTTTGAGTGTAAACGAATATGGGGAGCAGGTATCACACCAAGTGATATGAAACGTGTATTCTTTAAGTTAGCAGGGCATAACGACACTAGCGATGAGAATCTTAGGTTAGTTGTTGAGGTGTTGATGGGATTCAATACACCGGAAGAAGCAGAGTCGGTGTTCTTGGCAGAGGAGGAATAAATGAATACGAATAACTTTGTAGATCTGACTAAGTTCGACATTATTGGAGATAGCATTTACGAGATTGAGACTGGCGAATATGCCGGTCCAGTTGATGGATGGTTAGGCGAGGAACTTAAAACAGAAGATGACGTTCTTTTAGCTTTACAGCGTTTACTAAAGTACGAAACGGAATTAAAAGCAGAACAACTTGCGACGCAATCAATTATTGAGCGTTGTAAAACAATGGTGAAGGATAAGGAACGTAAAGTTCAATGGCTGCAAGCACGTTATGGTGCACAGATTGCAAATTTTGCTAAGTGCCAACTTACTGGTAAAGCCAAAACATGGAAGTGCCCATGGGGTCAGGTGTCATTCCGCACTTCAACTCCAACGCTATCTATTATCGACGAGGAAAAAGCAGCAATGGTAATACCTTTGAATCTTGATGCAATAAAACTGGAAACAAAGATATACAAAAGCAAGATCCCAAAAGAGATTCAACTTACACTTGTTGAGCAGTATCCAGAGTTATTTAGCATGACAGAAGCTACTGAAAATTTCACAGTTAAAACATTGACAGCAACCGACACCGAGGAGTAAGATTGCTGTGCTCCGTAACTATATCCCACGGAGCACAACTGCCAAATGGAGGACCACGGACATCAACACCGTGGTCCTTTTGTCTCAAAGAAAGAAAGAGTATGAGCGACGAATTAGTTTATATTGGTAGTATCCCAGACGCGGTAAGCGTTACTGATATTGGACTACAGTTTAATCACGATATTGAATACGATCAGTGGTTGCGGTTAATGGCTACCCTACAGCAGTTGACAACAGCATTTCAGTTTGCAATTGGTGACGCACTTAACTACGGACAAAAACGATACGGTGAGAAGTATGCACAGGCTATGGATGTTACTGGTTGCGCTTATCAAAGTCTTGCTAACTGGAGCTGGGTTTCTAGCCATGTTCCTATTGATAACCGTGTTGCAGGTCTTAGCTGGACTCACCATAGGTTGGTCGCGAATATGGGAACGGAACAACAAAAACAAATCTTAGAGTCCGCAAAGGCCAGAGGGGTGTCTGTTACAGAATTTGAAAGAGAATTAAAGGGAGATAAGGAAGAAGAAAAAAAACCACTTAAATCAATCGAGATACCAAGCGGATGGACAGTTGACGATGTCAACAAAGCATTGTCGCTTATTAGTACAACACCAATACCATTACAAGAAGTTTATGACGCAGGACTTACAAAGCTATCAGAAGATGATGAAGTGCAAAGAGTAAGATACTGCGATCAATGCCCATATAACCAATAGGATTCACAATGATTACCGTGTTTAACGGCAAGTCTTTTGGCTTGTCCGGTGCGTCGTCGTCTGGATTTGTACAGATAGATAGATTGCTTGTGCATCACATATCTAGTTTTACTCCGTCTGGATTTGTAACATTCATGGCGTTAGTAATGCATGTAGATAATGAAGGCTATTGCTGGCCAAGCATCAAGCGTTTATGTGAGTGCACTGGTTTATCTGAGACTACAGTGAAGAGTGCACTACATCATCTAACGACTATGAAGATCAATGACTGTAGATTGCTTGAGATAAATTCTAGAGTTTCTCCTAATGGGAGAACAACAAGTAATGGATACAAGTTGTTTCCTGACTCCATGCAGCACAATGAGGATGCAAAAGTTACATCAGTAAAGCAAGAAAAGAAGGAGCTATCAAAGGAAGATGACCCAGCATTCTTTCTATACAAAGCATTTAAACGAGCACGATGGGGGATAGTGTCTGAGTCAGCAATTACAGACAAGGAGTGGAAAGGTGTTCGTTTAACAATATGGCAGATGCACAAGGCTGGAGTCACATCAACTGACATAGAAGAACGAACAAGCATATTGCTTAGCAAATGGAAGAATGCAGAAATGGTTACAGTTCGCTCACTGTGGAAGCATTGGGAGACATATGCTCTTCCACAGCCTTTGATTAACGGTTTACCAACAAGTATAGAGGAGTGGTTCAATGACAATGACAGATAAATTACTAGCGGTTCTTTCTCAGTTACCTAGTTCCATACAATGGAATGAAACAAGTCAAACCGTATATCGCGTTGCAATAAACGGCTTAACAGATGAAGACATAAAGGGTGGCTGTCAAAGGATTCTCACCCGATGTAAGTTCAGGCCTACGCCATCAGAGGTTCTTAATTACATTGCTATAGAGAAGTATGGTGATGCCCAACCTCACATGGTTACGCATGACATAAGTGAGGGCATAAGGATAGGCACTGATCCAAATAAGCTTCATCCTACTGTTGTGCTTGTGCTGAAGAAGACGGGTGGTTATAGAGCATGGCGAGTTGAACCACCACTAAAGGGCCAGCAACTACAAGACGTAATCAATGAAGTACACATTGTTAGGTTAACGGAATACATCAATGAGCAAAGAAACAAGTAGAAGCCTTGGCTTCAATATAGAGATCCCATCGGACGTTATGAGTGAGCAATCACTTATAGCGTCTGTTCTTCTCGGTGGAAAGAAACTATTTAAGAATGTCACTCATATAGATAAGAGCATGTTCTACAGGGTCTCACACAGTCTTATATGGGAGGCATATACATCTATTGATGCATCTGGCCAAGACATAGATATCGTGACCGTGAATGAGGAGTTAACTAAGCGCAACGCACTTGAAGCATGTGGTGGTCTAGGTTACATCATGCAATGCGCAGAACTGTTACCTACGACTTCTAACTATGAGAGTTATGTCAAGTTGGTCATTGAGTATCACAGGCGCAGAGAGATTATCTTTGCGTCTGAACACGCTAGTAAGAGAGCGTCGATAGGAGATGATGACGTTGAAACAATCTTGAAGGATTTAAATAACTCTGCTACGTTTATCAATTCCGGAAACTCAACAGACGATTTATCTAAATTAATATGGGACACAACCAACGAGGCTATACTCAGAGATGAAGACAAGTTGGACTTCTCAATCGGTTCAGGTTACAACGACGTAGACTCAATTACAGGAGGGTGGCGCAATGGAGAACTAATAATACTAGGTGGCAGACCATCAATGGGTAAGTCTAGTCTTGGATTGCAATATGCATGGAATGCAGCTAGGTTCATGAAGGGCTTAGAGAAAAAGACCGGAGTACTTATTGTTAGTGCAGAAATGTCAAAGGACATGGTCACTGCACGTATGTTGTCAATCTACAGTGAAGTGGATAGTCAAGTTATACAGACCAAGAAGCTGAATAACTATCAGAAGGATCAGTTACACAACGTAGCTAGAGAGGCTAAGACACTTCATGTTAGGATTGTCGCAGATAAAACTGTCACCCTTGGAGGAATACGTGACGCAATTAGAGATACCCAAAAATCATTTGATGTTGGCTTGGTGGTTGTTGATTACTTACAGATGATCGCAATGCCTAGTTCATATAAGTCTGAGAATAGAACTAGGGATATTGGCGTTATTAGCCGTGGACTGAAAGACATTGCACGTGAGTTTGCATGTCCTGTCATTGCTTTATCTAGTCTTTCTCGTGCTGTAGAACAGCGACAAGACAAGCGCCCAATGATGTCTGACCTAAGAGAGTCTGGTGATATCGAATCAGACGCAGATGTCATTCAGTTCATCTATCGTGCTGGTTACTACGATAAGAAACAGGACGGTGATTATGAAGAGGAGTCAGACAAAGCTGAAGTTATAACTGCCAAGAATAGAAATGGACGAACCGGGGTGTCACTACTTGAGTTTCAACCCCGGTTTGCAAAGTTTGTAGACTACGGGCTAGATAGTCTTCTTTAGATAGACTTTCTTTTGGTCACTATTGGCGATGCAATCAAGATTAAAACTACGAGCAAGATCTCTGATTGCTGCATACGATTTACCATCTCGTAGAATGCATTGAACGGCCAGTGGCTCACCATTGAGTACTGGCCCATCTTCCCAAGCCAATACAATATTGTCCCCAGCGACAAGCCGAACAAAGTCACGCACAGGCGCGTATGTCCTTCCGTTCTGCAATAAGGCAACAATGTGGTTGTCTCCATATACAATCTTCCAATCCTGCCCAGTTTGAATCAATGACCAAGGTCTAATGAATCGAACAATATCCCTATTGCGATTTCCATACAATGATCTATGGGCTACTTCATATCCATTGCGACTGCCATCATTGTTGCTGTTTCCCTCAATGGATTTCCAAACACCTTCCTCATCTTTGCCTTCAACAATTCCAATGTGAAATGCATCTTGTCGTCCATTCTTTAAGGTCTTGACCAAGATAACTAAATCACCAGCCATCGGAGTTGTATGCAATACACCGTGTTTTTTAGCAACAGCTAACCAGACATCGCAGTCTGCACTAAAACACAATGGCCAATCCAATCCACTTTTGTTTTCCCACTCAGCAGCAATGCCACTTACGAATGATGCGCACCAATAACTACCAATAGGCGCATTAACTAATGTGTTCCATCTGTCGATCATTGGTCCACAGTTACTACCTACAGGTTGCTCTAAGACACCGATGTATTTCTGTGCTGTTGTTATAAAAATACTTGCGCTCATTTATCCATCTTCTCCCGACCTCTACGATACATATCGCTCATTTGCTCTAGAGTCATCTCAGGTATTGTCACCTTGCCCTTTTTCTCCTTCATGGATTCCCTTAAACGTTCACTGCGTTCAGTAGATGAATCAATCACAGCCTGTGTAGGTAATCCGGGTCTTCTTACTGGCTGCTTACTTTCCCATCCATCTCCACCAATATCTCCACTACCGGGTATACCCTCAAAGAGACTCCATAATCCGTACTGGCTAATCATGTCAAACATGTTTGGATAATCGTATTGCTGAGTCTTCATCTCGTTAGACAACTCACCTATGGTTATGCCTCCAGATTTCAAACTTGGAATCTGCTTTTGAATCATAACGTTAGAATAGTTATTTTCTACACCAAACATACGACCCGCCATTGAAAGTCCGACGTTGTACTGTGCATTTGGTTGATATTCCATAAGCTCAATATCTTGCATTAACTTTTGAATTGGCAAAATCTCTTGCTCAATAGCAAACCTACTGGCACCACGAGGATACATCTTCTGCAGTCTAAAAAGATCTAAAGAATAAATACCAGCACGCTGTAAGTAGTAATTTGGATTCTGTAAGAACCGATAGAACCCCGGATGCTGTTGATAAAGAGCTGTGTTGTTAAACGTACGTCCAGTCATCTGATTCCATGCGCCAGAATACATAGCGTTAACACGGCTTGTGACTTCGGTTCTAAGTATCGTTTCAGCTATAGCTCGAGCAGGACTTTCGCCATCGTTAATTTTTTGCTGAACGTAATCAAGTGGGGCCAGTACAAATCTATGTAGTCCCATAATGATAGGAGGTGCCTGAACCTGCATGTTACCTAAAGTAATAACTTTTCCAAATTTAGATGACTTCAGTAACTCTTGCTGCTCTACACCAGCATTCATTTCATCCATTAACTGTGCAATTTTTGCAACTTCATACCACTCAGTTGGTTTACCCTGCGCAGCCAGAAGCGCACGCTCTTGAATATTTGTTTGCATTGCTGCAAATAACCATCCAAGTGCAGCAACCTGCCCAAACGCAGCAGCCTTTCGTTGCAGGTCAAATAGCGCTGGAGTCTTAGAAGTAATCCCTCCCGGCGTCGTAAACGTACTGATTGCCCGAATGTAGTTATGGTAAGCGCCTACATTTAATGTGTTGTACTCCGCACCATTAAATACTTTTCTCCAAACAGGACGTAACAGTGAGTTGATTCCATGTGCTAATCCAAGCTCAATCATCATTGGCAAGTATGTAACTGCCTTTAATGACTTACCCCAGTTAGGAGCAGTATAAACAGATGCTAACTTGTATCCTAAATCTCTAGCAACAGGATGGACGTTAGGGTCTTCACCAACTGGCGTTCCGGATATCGTGTTGATAATACGCGCAAATTCTCGCTTAGATCTTTCAGCTTCGTAATAAGCAGACTTTTCACTTGATGCACCAGAACGTAAGTAGTCAAATATACGCCTATCAATAACACGCGATATCTCTAGGAATTGCTTGATGCGTAAAATGTCAGTAGACATAACACCACCGCGCTCCATCATTCCAACAAATGGAATAACTCTCTGCGCTAAAACGCCAGTACCCAAGTTCTCTGCACCTGTTAACTGTATAGGGGTGTCATACAGTGTCATCAAAGGATTCTGTGCTTGAGCAGCAGCTGCTGTTTCGTACCATTCTCCATAGGTTGTTGCTAAGCCCATGTTGTTTAAGTCTTCAATGGTATATGACTGGTGTTTATTAGCTTCCCTGTCGTAGAACCCACCAACTGTAGCCCTATGAATACCGGGGATGCCATATCCAATAACACTACCCTTGCGTCCATACTTGTCAAACAAACCTGAAATAATTTTGTGATACTGCATGTCTCCGAGTGCAACATTTTTATGATGTCCAAACATCTTGCCTAGAACACCAGCACTGTGGTTACTGCCATGCGGGAACCAAAGATTTGGGAACATGCCCAACAATCCATAGAACTGCATTGCTGTGTTCTTTGGGTTCATGGCTGTAAGCATGAAGTTCTGAATCATAGGTCTGGCAAAGTCTCGGCTTAACCGCTTTGCTGTTTCTAAACCACTTAACTCAGTCCATCCGTTTAATACAGTTCTCCAGAATGGTGCGTCTTTAGGTAGCGTGTTTAACGGCATTGACGCTCCACCGTTTTCAGGAACCTCACTTAAAAGCGTTGTGACTGATGGGTCGGAACTAAACAGTACATTCAACGTCTCAGTAAACTTACTACTTGGAATAGTGACATGAACATCACTACCATCTACTGCAATACCAACTTGATCGTTATCTGTGTGACGCTTGAATACAATGTTCTTTGGTTCACCTATGTCATTCATCTTCTCTTGAATGAGTTCATATCTTTGTTGCTTCCATTCATTAGCGAGGCGTTGGTCATTGTCGGCTAATGGAGGCTGCTCTGGTAGATTGCGGAGTAAATCCATCTCGTAATCGCTGAATGGTTTTCCGCTCTCAGATGGTAATTCACCTGAAGACAACCACGTGCCTTTACGTGAATTATTTACAAGCACTGACTGAAGTACGTCGTACGTCTCATCGCCGACATTAGCAATAGCCTTCTTAATGCGGAAGTTATCCTTCATTCCATCCTTCCATGCTTGTGGTATAGATTGAGGATTCTCTCGTTGCGCCCTAGCAACAAGCATCTTGGCTACGTAAATCTCTGGCTGAATAATTGATGTCTTACGAATGCGTTCAATCGCACTGTAGTTATCTGGTGTTGCACTATCAAAATATCGTTGCGTAGCAAGCCACATCAATTTAGACGGACTCTGACGCATCACTCTTTGATTATTGACATACGTCATGTCTTCTGGGCCATCACCTGAAATATGGTAACCAGAGTATGGATTAACGATTTTGTCTACGGAAAAATGAATGCCAGTTTTAGCAGCAGTCTTTGGATTCTCCTTATTAATCCTATAGAAATACATGCCGTCTGGTGCATTAGGATTAGTCACATCCTTTGTGCGCATAATGACAATGCCACTTTTACTAATCCTGTACTGTTCCTGCTCAATGGGTGTCATTGAATTGACTAGCATGTCTTCCTGTTGAATAGGCATGCCAATCTTCTTGCCATCCTGATCACGTTCTGCAACTTGCGCTACAAATGGAACCTCTGCATCAGGGTTAAATAATGGATATCGACTACTATGAACATCTGCCTTAAATACATGGCCAGCTCGCAAGTGGTCAACACCGATGTTTTGTACGTGGTTCTTATGGAAATCCACCTGCATCATTCGTCCAGATGGATCCATAATGCGAACCTTTCCATTATCAGCAAATGCAGAAGATGGTAAAGAGTATTGATTCCACTTGTACTTAGCCGTGTTGATTTGCCGTTCTTGTAAATCAAGAATGTGGCTAGTAGCCATTGCAAGCTGCATTGCACGTTCGCGTTCATTTGAATCAGGACTTGCAAGACGTTGCATAAATTCCCATTTACCAACAACGTTATCTCGTCCAAAGATTACGTCAGTTACACGATTTAGGACATAACCGGCACTATTAGTCTGGTATGCATCCAATGGCATTGATAAGTTTTGATTCAGTTCAATACCTTTAATCATCTCGGATATGGTGGTGTAACCCATGAATGGATCACTTGTACCGACGCCGGATGCTTGCATTACTGACTGTAGTAACGGAACAACATCTGTGACTGCGCCGTTGTACATTGCGTCAGTTGTCAACTGAAATTGTTCATCAACATCAGCGTTGAATGTTGAAATGAAATCACTAACCCGATCCTGTAATGCAACTTTATTTGATCGTGCCTCGCCACGAGTTAATGGCCGTGGGTTAACAGCATTGTAAATATCCATATACAACGCTTCGATGCCTTGATCAATAAAGTCACTGACTCCCTCTGGTGCAACGTTAGCCTTAATTGCCTTATTCCGTAAAGCATCAGTCACCTTCTGGTGAAATCCGCGCAACGCTTCGTAGTCTGGCATTCCGGGGCGCATTTCAAAAGCTGATCCCTCAGCATTTAATTCACCAAATCTAAAACTACGTAGAGAGTTCCTAAATAATCGCTGACTGTCAATGTATTTAGCTAATGGGTTGACAGCGAATTGGTTTAGGTCATCAATGAACATTGCACCTTCTTCAGTGTATGTACCATCTGTACCTATTAATCTCTTTGCACGCATAAGACCAAGCAACTCGTTTTCAAAACTTGATCTACCTGTAGTCATGTTTGCATACATGTCTACACCAGCTGCTCTAACATCCTTGCCTTGGTCAGACCAGTATGCGGCGATTCTGTCTTTAGGGTCTACCCCTTGACGCATATCTGTACGGAAATCTTCTGGAGTGCCTGTGACAATATGCTTCTCAAACTTTAACTGGTCTTGGTATGAGTGATAATTAGACACAGCGCGAGTCACAGTGTCAATTTTTCTGTTTAAGTCATACAACACAGCAGAGAATTTAGGATTGTAATCACCTGTAAATCCAAGTAGTTGAGGATTGTATTCTGAATTTGTTAAAGAATCAGCTGAAACAATCCATCGTGCATTGGTTTGATAACTACTTGATGTACCCTTGCGGTTTGGTTCATACATCGTGACTTCAACTGGTGCTTCTAATACAAAGTAACTATCAACTGCGGGGACAGTCGTGTAGCCATCAGCAGTTTTTTCCAAACGCGATTTAAAGAAACCGCTATCATGTACGCCATCGTTGTCCTTCATGCTTGCAAATGAGAATGTCTTTCCTCCCATTTGATATGCAAAGATAGTCGGCTGTTGGTCGGTTCCAGCAGTCTTTAAAACAACTTGATCTACAATGCGACCATTAAATCTTTGTCCCCAGATAGTTCGATCCGTATTCATTTCGGTACGGTCTCTGCCAATAGGGTTTACATAAAACGCAACTTTACGACCCTTGGCTAAGCGACCTGCAATATCAGACAGTGCTCTTTCATTGTCAATTGGAGCATTAACCTGATGTGTCACTGTCTGCCCATCAAGTGTGAAAGTTGCTTTAGATTTAAAACCAAACTTATGAGTAGTACTATTTGTGGCAACTCCGGTGGTAGTCCACATAGTCAATAAGTCAGGCAAGTTGAACATGTCATGTCGTGAAGTTGTTAACTTAGTTTCATTTGGGATGACTAAGCGGACATAATCTCCCTGCCGTACCTGTGGATAATCAATACCGCGCCCACGCCCAGTGGTGTATTTAGCAACTGGAACATTAGATGCCCATGACCTGTATGGCTTTCCATTACGAATCACAATGTCAGGTTGGTTAGCCCTAGACAATTGATGCCACATACTTCTGATTGGGCCAGCAACCTGTTGAAAGATTGCAGCAGCATCCGTGTCCATTGCGGAAGATGCATCCATTGATGTTGGCTCGCTAAAGTCAGTAATGAAATTCTGTAAAGCAGTGGCAAATAATTCGTGGCCACTGTTGTACCAGTCAGACTGCATTACAGAGATGCGCTCATCTGACATTCCTTCTTTACGCCAGAACTCAACAACGGAAGGGTCACGCCACATATCCTGTAAGCCAACTCCGCGTTTACCCGGGTTAGCAGCATCATAAATGTCGATAGCCTTTAACTGTAATACGACAGGATACAAAGGGTTTGTTTTAGCAGTGGCATCTGCGATGTCGTCAAATTGTGGGACTAGTGACCTTAAGAACTTAACTTGATTGGTGTCATCAAGCGCAGTAAACAAACTGTGAGTCATTTCGTGGAATAAAGTATCAGCAGTACGTGGGCCATTAGCGTCCGAGCTAAGCATCATTAATCTTTGCGTTGCTAAGAATGCTCCATGTACTAACTTCCCGCCTTGTGCTGTTATCATCTGCGCATTAGATTTAGACATCAAGTCACTTGATGTCATCATTAACTTGCCAGCATGTAAGTAGTAATTAACGCGACCCTTAGCAATTAAGTACGTTGCTAACGCAGTTTGTTGCTCATTGGTCATGAATTGCCGTGCTACCTCACCACGAGTCAATCCACGCTCTTGACCTTCAGATAATATCTGGTCAAGCGAACCTGCTTTTCCCTTAAAGTAATTTACTACCCGTGTGTCAACACCAACCTTAACCATCGCGTCAGCAACAATTGCTCTATGCTCAGGCAAAGATGATGTAAGCAACATTGCATACTGTTGTTTTCCGTAACCATATGCAAAGTTGTCATATGTCTTTGCTAATCCAGCAGATAGCTCACGTGCTGCTCCAATGAATTGCCTGTCCCGCTCAACCTTCGCAGCCTTTTCTTGGTACTGGCTACGTTGTAAATAAATATTTTTGATGCGCTCTATTGATTCCTGAGTCGTTCGACCATAACGATCCATATCTATCTTGGAATACATCTTGTAAAGCTGCTCTGCTGTTGCAGGTGTCATTGCAGCTAGACCATCTGCTGTAGGTTCAGAAAGGATAGATGGTAAGTTTTTCGGATGCAAGAACGATACATAGTATTCACTATTGATATCGGACGACAGTGCAGATATTGCGGTGGCAATTTGATATGGAGTATCTACATAACCGTCTGCATGCGAATACGTTGTCCCCAATAAATCTGGCTTATTGAAGACATCTAAGACAGCCGTCTCTGAAAAAGCCATGATCATTTGAGCACGAATGTCTGGGTCAATACGCGCTTTATCAATTGTTCGTGCGACTGTATTAGATAGATCTGCTACTAGTGTATTAACATCGCTATATGCACTTGCATTCGCAAGTATGGCATCAATCTCAGGGAGGATGTTATTTAATGATCGACGTGCTCCTGATGGGACTTCAAGACTCTTAATAAGTTGCTCTGTAGCCAATCGCAATCGAGGTGCCCACAATGTTTGAGCGGTATTAACTAAGTGGTCGTTGTCAAAAAATGATTGTTCTCCCAGCGCACCAGTTCGCTGAGGTTTATACGCACCATTAGACATAACGCCACGTTGCGTGTTTACCGATTCTCCAAGGTCCGCGACGGCTTCGTCAGTAGATTCAAAATCAAACTGGCGTAGTAACAATGACTCAAGTAGCGTACGCATGCCTTCATAGTTACGCGCATGTAATGAATATAACTTCACGCGCTTCGAGTCTGGAATAGTAGATGTTGCCATACCGTCAAATGCAACATCATCTACGAGGTCACTTTCCATTGCCTGAATACTAATGACTGGCGTTGGATCAAGGAATGCAGCCATATCTAAATCAATGGCATCGCGATCAAACATTAAATCCGCTTCACCAATAGTTGGATCAGCACTGAGTGCGTCATGATTCAAATCATCGATTGAACGCAAGTGCTCACTGATTTCTTTGCGCCCATTAAGAGCATTCATCGTTAACCCAGTAAGCGTAATTGTTCCAGCTTCAATGTCTTCCGTTATTTCAATAGGCGCACTTGCTTGTCGCAATGCTTGGACATCGTCACTGATATTACGAGTACGACTATATTCACGAGACACATCGCTAAGAACGTTGTTCTTAATCTGAGTAATCTTTTGTGGCCCAGTGAAAATATCCTTAGAAATAAGGCCTAGCATTTCAGCTGACATATTTCCAATGATTGTTAAGCTGTCAGCCATAGATGCCGGGTCAGACAAATCAATGATATTTGGCAACTCAGCGGAAACATACTCATTGAATGCGGTTAATGCGTCTGAAAAAGGAGTGATTGTGTTTGTCTTATTAGTAGTAGTAGCTAATGTATCTCCTTCAATTCGCTTAATTAAATTATCGTAATACTTAGATACGCCTAATTGAAACTGCTCAGACTTACCAGATTGCACAGCCTGTTTTAAAGCAGCTTCCTTCTCTTGATTTAGTTTCTTCTTGTAAGCCTCAAGTTCTTTTGGAGCTAAATCTGATAACTGTTGAGCAGATGACTGAGCTACATCAGCCACACCCTCTTCTGATGCTTGTTTAACAACACGCGCACCACTTCTACTACCAGCTAAATCAAACGTCCCAAATGACTCAGTATAAATACTTCCAGAAGCAAAGTAGTCATTCTGGTAGTCATCAAATGCATTACGTAAAACGTCATAAACAGACCTAAGTTCTGTAGTATCAACTTTAAGTATTGATTCATAGGTGTCTACAAGATCGCCTACTACATCTAACACTTTGATTAATGAGCGATATGCAGAATTAAATGCCTGTTGTTTTGCACCAGCTAACTCACTAGATAACCGATTAACTTCAGCATCATTCTTTGCGGTTAATGCCTGATTTAACTGATCCTGTATAGTACGCACGCCATAGTGGTCTTCCCACCGTGCAACATGGCTTGTTAATTGTGGTGCATCTTCAAATGTAAAGTGACCAAGCGCTCGTGCTAACTGAGTTACAGCAAAACCAGACCGTAATTTTTCGTATGCAGATCGTCGTGCAAGTTCAGTAATGTCGTAACTAGCCATAGTTTCGTTACGAGCAACAGTAGCAAGAGTCGGATCATTCTCAAAATCGGCAGCCATATCTTCTTGGATTTTGGCAACATCATCTTCACTTAACGCCTGATCAATAATCATTTGCGCAGCGCGGTCAATTGTCTGTTGATATTGAACCAATCCCAAATCATTAGCAGAGCCGTCGCTTAGTAATGTGTACTCGACGTTACCAGTAATGTTAGATGGTCTGTAGGCAGAAATATTAGCAAGTTGCTCAGGACTCATATCCTGAATTTGCCCACGTAAATTATTCAATGCCGTCAATAAATCTGTTTTGGCTTGTGTGTCAATAAGTTCAGAGTTTGCAACACTGCGAACGATATCTTCACCAAACCTTGCAATGACTTGAATAAACGACACTTGGTTAGTCTGATGGACTGTTGACTCATCAACATAACCCATGAAGTCACCAGAGCTAATGTCAGATTCAATTGCTTTTAAAACAATCGTAGGGATGGCTTCATTCGATACGTATGTATTTAACTTACGCTGCCAGTCACGATATGCATTAGCGTCTTCGTTGATTGACTTGACAATATTTGCACGGCGTTGTTCAGTAGCTGCGTACCATAAAAACTCTAGCCCTAAATCTGATAAAGCAGCTTTCGTTTCAAATGGGTCTTGGGTTGCTATCTTTTTCTGAACGGTCATAACGGCTTGCTTATAAGCACGCTCACTCGTCCAGAACCTAGATAGGATTGGATCAAATCCAGCACTTGTTATTAAAGATAGGCCAGTCGGATCGGACGTAACAGCAATTGCCCTACCAAGAAACACTTGCATTTCGGGTGAAGCGCCAGCAAGTGTGCGCATCTGCCACATATTGTCAGCATGGTATGCAGCATGAGGCGCTATTCCACGTAGTTGGTATGCATAAGCAATAGCGTCACGTCGTGTTGCTGGAGTATCAATTACGTTTAATGATTTAACGGCTTGAGCATAAAGAGCGTCTGGAGTACGAATTGAATTACTGCGGTATGCAAGTATGTTCATTCTCCTAGCAATAGCATGCGCAGTTGACCGACTCTGAATTGACTGGGCACTAAGTAATGCTCCAGATTTACCAAGAGACATTAATCCATCAAGGTAATAAAGCTGCTCCATAAAACCGGAATCACCATAGAGGTCAGCCACACGTACAAGATAGTTATATACGGTTGTCCCCGGTTTGATAGCGTCATCGTAAACGCCAACGACTGCGTCGAAAACAGCCTCAACATTTTGATTAGCAGCAGCCCATGAGATTAATCCAAGTTTGACATCACCACTAAACGCATTACCAGATTTAACAACATCTAATAATATTCCCGGCAGTTCTTCTGCTGTGGCGCCTTCTATACGCGTCCTCTGGTTTTTTGATGAACGTAATGCCATGTACGTGTTGAACTCTTCTTCATCAGTGAGAGTTCTAGTCCAAGGCCTGTGATACGGAACGTCATCAGTTGGCCTAAAGTTGTCGAGTCTTGTTTGCAATTCGCCTCGATCAGCTTGAGATTCAATAATGACATTGTCAACAGGAACTGTGTAAGCGTCACCAGTTGGGTCAGACAACAAACGAACAGTTACTAAATTGTTATCCGACTTAATGACAATTGCTTTTTCTAAATCAGATTCCGTAGTAAATGCACCTGATACTAAATCACCTACCTGTACATCAACGTCGTTAATCAAATCACCGCTTACTGGATCCATACGCATTGCTTGGCGCGTTCCAGCAACATTCAAAGCGTAATCTTCAGCAACAATATTACGAATGGTCTGTGCTTTTTCTTCTAAAGTCCCACCACCATCCAAGACTGTTTCCAATAAGTCTAAAACCTCTAAAGACACTGGAACCCTAGCTGGTAAGCCAGTGTCGTGGATATCCATGCGGATATAGCCAATTTGTGAGTCAACTGCAATACGTGCATCTTTAATCGTCTGTGTATTTGCAGTATCTGGTGACTGCTCTAATTGACGAGCACTTAATGGAGTCTTGGTCTGAACCCTTGCTTGCTCAGCCGACAAAGGCTGCATATATACAGTTCCGTCTGGCAACTGATAGATACCCATAGGCTGAGTTCCACCAGCAGTCTCAATGAGACGTCCATTTACAAAGCGCACTTGACCATCTTCGGATGTAAACGGAACCTTATCCGGAAAGTCTTGGCTTTCAGTAAAGTCCAACAGTTCTTTACCGGCTTCAGACTCAGTTGTTGTATTTAGGATAGTTAAAATTGGGCGCAAAGTGTCAAGTAATCGTAGGTTGTTTGCTGATAGATCCCTCATTAAATCTACTGCGCCAACATTTTCTACACTGACATTTCCCTCGCGTGTTCTCGTCTTAAGCATGATTTGTCCACCGGGATTAAAACCTGCAATAGATTTTGTTTTCCCACCGGAAGACCATCTGTTTCGCGAGTTGAACGGGTTAAAAATATCGAGCCTAGAAGATAAGGCTTTTACTAATTGCTCTGCCGTGTAGAATGCTGACTTCCTATTTACGGTAGGTTGATCCAAAAAGATTAAATCGGAAGTATCTTCATCACCACGAACAATTTCTTGAGACCTAAATGTATAACCATCAGGCCCGCGATGTGGATTAAATGCTAGATATTGCGGGACTCCGTCGGCAGCATCTTCGATACGCACAGCAAAGAACTGCTGTTGTTGTGATCGAGGTGCAACAGTCCTCTGTTGGGCTTGTTGCTCCGGTGTGCCAGTCGCTGGCTCAACTGGCTTTTCGGTTGGTTGCTGACTTGCCTTCATTGCGTCCAACATTCGTTTTTCAATGTGTGGAGTTAATTCGGCAATTGCACGACTCTTTGCTTTTGGATCTACGACAAAGATGTTTTCATTTATGCGTTGTTGTAATAACGGATTGTTGTCAGATAATGGAGCCTTGTCTCCCTTGACGCGCATAGATGTAACTAACTTATTAAATTGCTCTTGCAGTGGAGCGTCGTCAAGCGCACGGCCAGTAAGTAGTTTTTGGAAGAATACTTCAGCAGCATGCGTAGGAAGAACTTCACCAGAAATAACTGCTTGGCGAGCTGGTTCTGCAATCATTTCATATGCAGCACTAACAACACGCTTAACGTCATCTGGGTTGGCGTCTTTTCCAGTAAGTTGCTTAAAGCGTTGTTGAACAACATCGCTTCTCCACCCACCAGAATCAACCCAGTCACGGGCAACTAACGTTGCTTCCGTTTTAATATCTGACCCTTGACCCAATACTTTGCCACGCAAAGCCGGAGTCATAAATGCAGATAACTTTCCTGCCGGTCTCACAGCAGTAAACGTCAGTAATGCTGCGCGACCAATGTCAGACATAGTCGGCAACTTGTAGGCTTTCTCGCCAGTCTCAGTTAGTGTTTGATCAGTAATTGCCCGATAGGTCTGAGCAATAGGTTCAAATGCGTTGTTAATTCCAAATGCAGCATCTGGGCCAACGCTACCAATAAGTTCGGTCTTCTCACGCAACAGCCGATCTCCAGCATTAAGGAATCGTCCTTGATACTGTGAGGCATTTGCCTTAGCCAATAAGCGATTGACTTTAAACAACTGACGCGCATCTTTATAAAATGATCCAATGCCAGAACCAAATAATCCAACTGTTGCAGCAGTTTGCGCTACTCCATTAGGATCTAACTGTGCCATGCGCTGTTCTTTTTGTGCACGAGCATCAATCACTTGACCTTCAGTGGTTTGCAATTGCACTGGTATAGCTTCTACAGCAGATGCAAGAGGGCGACCTGCCATCTGCGTCGCTATGTTAGCCCTCTCAGCTTGCTCTGGTGTTCCACCAAACGCTTTAGTTACCTGACCCGGAATACCCGCTGTGCCTAAACCACCAACGGCCATTGGCACCATCGACCCAGCAGTCCGTGCTACTTGAGACTGAATCATCGTCTTGACAACTGGTCGTGTAGCAGCAGCAAATGCTGTGCCAGCAAACTTCATTGTTAATAAATCTAGACCAGCACCGGGAACAGTACCCGCAATAATCCCACCAGATAATGCACTAGCCTGACGTAACAAGTTGTCTGGATCACCAGTTCTCTGTGCGTACCAATCACCAATGCCTAGACTTGTATAGTTAGCATCAAATTCTTGCTTTGCTGCTTTTCCTTGTAACTTACCAATGCCGTGTCCAATTGCAATACGGCCTAGTTCACCACCGACAATGGCTGGAGATGCTACTATCTTTTCAATTTCACCAGATGATCCGTACATAGATTCAAGGAATAAGTTTTCCTTGCCTGTATCAGCTGCACCTTGCTGATATTTCTTTTCACCTTCATCTAAGAAATTGTAAGCCTCACCGAATGTTTCATTAGCAGTTACGGTGCGACCAAGATTTGCAACGGACTTAATTGCTCCAAGCCCAAGACCAGCAATGGTTCCAGCGCCAGCACTAGCCATAGCTGCAGCTTCTCGCGCAAATAACGGTAATTTGCCTTGCTCTGCTGCTAACTGCTTCTTATATTGCTTATTCTTTTCAATCTTATCTTTTTGAATTGAATCCCAGTCTGGGCTGAATGAACGACCAGACACATGCTCTTTTCCGCTATGGATTTGATTTCCAGATACAATCCTTGTCTTACGTGCTTGCATCAATTTCTCTGATGCAAGAGATGTGTACTTTCGCTTTTCTTCTAACGAAATATAACCAGCTTTTTGTGCCTTATCAATTTCGTTCTCTACATTAGAATCAATACCATTTTTCTTCCAAGCACCAGTGAGTAGGCTTTGTGTAGCAGGACGCAGAATGTTTTGGCGAAATGCTTTTTGTGTATCAAAGAATTCTTTTTCTTCTTTTGAAACAGGGGCCTTGTCTCCGTAGTCAACCGCCTGTTCCCAGTAGGATTTTTTGCCAACCTTTGCACGCTTCGCTTTGGCTGCTGCTTTTTCAGCTTCAACGATTTGGCGTTGCCGTGCATAACCCGGTGCAAAAGTTTGTGGCTTCTTTGACATGCTCATGTTCTATTATTACCTACTTTACTTTTTCGACAATGCCAGCCCTATTTTTAATCCACGTAATAGTAGCTTCTTTTTGTTTGTCAGCAGCATCATTACCAGTTTTCTTATTGCGTAATCTCGTGATAGCTTCTTCTCCAGCTTCACGTAAAGCATTTTCAGCCACCATGCCATACCTGCCAGTCTGTTGATTTAACTGAGTCTGCAGATCAGGATTACGGACTGAATTAACAGCATTTAATTTAGTAAGACCTTTTCGCTCAGCAGCTGAGTACATTGCTGCGACAGTTGCAAGATCAATTCCTTCTAGGGTTGTTGCGTCAATACCCATTAAGTCAGCAGCCATCTCTTTTGACTTTACGCCTTCATTAGCAATCTTCCTATATGTTTCAATTGCATCCTTTGCAGTAGTGTAAGCATTTCCCTTATCAGTCACTAATGCTGCAAGAGTAGCTGCAGCTTGTGGATCTTTAGTGTTTACATTGCTTATACGTGCAATATCTTTTTTGTTTGCTTGCTCAACTGCATTGTCATATAGCGCCCATCGTCGTTCACGTGCAGCCTTTTCTTCTGCTAGTTGTGTACCTAAAGACTCAGTAACACTTGCACGCATGTCTTTTGCGGACGCAAGTAGAGTTTCTGAAGGTGCAATGTACTTACTTACACGTGACGTAAATCTAGTTTTCTGGTCAGAACTTAAACCGCCCCACCAATTCTGTTTCGGTGCCCATTGACCACTAGCATCTTGCTGTATAGGCCACAGTGATTTATCCTTGCCTAATATAGATTCAAATGCCTGTTCTTTTGGAATGTAATTTTGATCAGCAACGTAACCAACCTCATTTAACATCTCAACAAATGACTGGGCTTTGTCACCTATAAAGCGTTGATAATCTGGATCGTATGATTTTGGCGCTCTAATAAAGGACTTGGTTCCATAATATTGCCCCTTTGGTCCTGCTTGTCCTTTTTCAAAACCGATGTCTGGTCGCTGAAAATAATCAACACCTAACAATGATCCAAGGTTTGCGTTCTTTGCAGTCTTCTCAAACAGATCCATTTCGGCAGATGTCAATGGAAGAGTTTGATTTCCACCTTGTTGCCCTTGTAGTAAAAACCCAAACGGGCCAGCTGGTCCAGCAGGAGCAGGTGCTCCAGCTTGAGTACCTGCTTGTGCACCCTGCACTGTAAATGCACCTGTTGTCGGCGAACCTATACCACCTGTTGCAGTAGGAGCGACAGAGCCAACACCAGATGGTGCGCCTGTGCCCATTGGAGAAACACCAGTTGTAGCCCCAGATGTCTCCCACGGCTTAATTGTTACGCCGGG